GTATGTCACAAAACATAACAGCGTCGCTCTCTTTGTCATGGTAGAACATCTTGCTTCCACAGCATGGGTCTAAGATAAACGGCTTATCCATTATTGCCTCCTTGCGCTGCATTGATTTTTTTAGCAAGCTCATCCATAGCTTTCTCTGCTTCTTCATAATCGCTACATTCTTTATAGCCGAATTTTTCTCCGTTTTTCATGCTTACGAGGATTGTATAATAGCAGCGACTTATACCTTTGCACAGCGTCACTGTTAAGCCAACAACATTGCTCATATCTTGCCACGTGCCATTCTTAAGCTTAATTAACATTCCTTTCGCTCTTCCTCCTTGCGTCCGCTGACATTCTCCAGCTCATCGCCGATGCGTCTAATGGTGCGTCCCAGGATTTTACAAGTGCTTTTGAGCCATTGAACGCTATGTCCTTCCAGCACCTTGTCCATTTCTTCGTCGGTCAAGTCCGAGAAGCAAACGCTTTCCCAACGATTGTTACGTTTAACTCTAAAATAAATTCCGTCTAAATCTCTATTTACCATATTTTTTCCTCATTTCCATACGCACTTCATAGTCTACAACGCTCACCCGGAACAGCGGATGTGCTTTACGCAAGCAGTAACGATAATATTTCAGCTTCTGCTGTCTTCGCTTTACCACAGCCATATTAACCACCCAATCGCAGCACCTAACAGAGCACCAAACATAGCAGGTATGCCGATGATTAGTATAACCGTGATCATGTCGATGATTACATTTAGCAATTTACTCATTTGCATTACCTCTGTTTGGATTCTGTTTCCAGCCACCTACAGGACGATACAGATGTAAAACATCGTATATCCCGCCTACGCCGTGTAAATACTCGCTTTCCTTCGGGTGTATCTGATGCACTTCTTCTTCCGGCAGCCAGAATACATCTTTTACCTGGCACATAACATCCCATGACGGCGTTTTATTCGTTGTGCCGCAGAATTTTACGCTCACGTGCTCCCATTGGTTACCTTCCTGGTCAGGCTCAACACCTACAACACATTGCAATTGCTTCTTTACGCCTGGCAAGGTTAAGAAACCGCTGACAAGCAAGCCCTCAAAAGAAAACTCTTTGTTCTTGTCCTCGATAAACCTATCACTGGCAAGAATTTCCTTAATGTCTTTCATTTTTACCATCCTTTAAAACATCGAAATTGCTTTAAATTTTCTCGGCGCAAGCATTTTATTTTTTGCTAATTTATACATATTACGGCTTATTTCAAAACCGTAACTGCTTCTGCCTAACTCCTGCGCAGCTCGTAATGTCGCTGCGCTTCCTGCCACTGGGTCAATAACTACATCGTTAGCGTCGGTAAAAATCGTAATAAGTTGCTTTAACAATCCTACTGGCTTCTGCGTCGGGTGGATTTTAGGATAAGCTTTGCTATCTCTTACCCATTTAATCCAATCAAACACCATTTTACCGTTGTTATTAAACTTTGGTAGTTTTTCACGATACAGCACAAGGGCGTGCTCCGTTGCTCCTACAATACGCATATTAGCTTTAAGTACCTGCGCAGAATAATCTTTGATAAACGTCAATGGAATGTAATTTTTAAATCCATGTTTAGCGGCGTACTTGATGACCATTTCCATTTGTTCAAAAGAGCAAAATACAATCATGCACGGTGCCTTGCCTTTTTCCTTCGGCTCTTTTTTTAGTAAGCGATTGCAAAAATGGAAATACTCGGCAATGTTAAAATTGTAATCGCTGTTAAAAAACGCCTTGCCAGCAAGCTTGCTTTCACCGTTTTTTCTGTCTCCGCCGACATACCACATTGGATTACTGCCGTAAGCATCATGGCCTACGTTATACGGTATGTCAGCAATTACTAGCTGTGCTTTTGGGATTCCATACCGCTTGAAATTTTGAAAATTATCGTTATAAAGCTCAGTCTTGATGCTCATGCTCTTAATCTCCTTGCTCCGCATAGTTGCGGATTATTACTGCATTGCTTACATTCCTTGTCGCACTCCCAACAGCATACGTGGCAAACCTCACTTCTCACGCAGCCGGGAAACGGAAAAGGGCAAACATATTTATTTTTCAGCTTTTTCGTGATTATTGGCTCTTCATCTTTTGAAAATTTCTCGGCAGGCTTCTGAGCTATAACCTTGTTTTTGTTAGTTTCCTGCCTTCTTATTTGCGCAAGGCTCATGATTTTGTGCTTGCACTCCTTGCCGCCGCAGCTCATTCCTTGCCGCCGGGCTAGGTTAGATACATCTCTGTAACATTCAGTGCCACATTCGCAAAGGCATTTTGCAACAGAAACCTTCTTTTTAGGTCTGATACTGATAACGCCTGGAGGATAAATTTCAAGCACTGTCAGCATACCTATTTTCTGCCCTAGCAGATAGCTCCAATCCTTATTCTGCATTAAACCGACTTCCTTTCGCTTTACTTTAACCAAATCGTGCCATAGCACGATGAGCATCTAAACGCCCATTTCACAGCACCTTTTCTGTCTACAATCTTTGCGCCGTAGACAAGCTTTATTTTTTCCTGCTTGCAATGAGGGCAGCACTGCTTGCCTTCTGCTGTTGTTCCAAGTAGATATTTCACTGTTGCTCCTCCGTTACAGCCAGAAATTTTAACACTCTGCCTGTATTACTGATTCTGTATTCTTCCAGGTCATCACGATTTAGGTACTGCCTTCCATATAGTGACTTCATGTTCTCCCATACAAGAAAAGGCACGTTGTAAAAATCTGTCAGATTAAACGATACCAGGATAAAGCACCTTGCTCCTAAAAAGTGATGAACCTTAAGGTATTCTAGCTGGTGCGGTTCAAGTCTGCTTCGCAGCATCTTGTCGCCGTCGGTGTGCTTCGCTTCAAAGCACACCGCTAAACCACCTCTTAACGTTCCCTTATAGTCAACGCCGCTTTTCTTTGCATAATTCGCAATGAACTGTCCATGCGCTCCATAAGGGCGGATATAATGCACAGGCTCGCTCTGTTTCTCAATCTTCGCAATACCGTGTTCCTCGTAATACTGGCAGCCTGCGTCAATCATCTTTTCAAAAAACGAACCGCTTGCCTTGCTACGCTTGCCTACAAGGATGCTTTTAAGCTGATTCATGTTTCTTGTACCCCTTGAATTTCATCCTGCTGAAAGCGTATCTCAGATAAGCTAAGTCCTGAAGCACGTCGATGTATTCAAACTTATCAACATACACCTTGCTTCTTCCCCACGTGCTAATCAGCTTCATACTAGGATTGTAGGTCTGGTGATATATCGTTCTGTATAAAAAGCAATATTCGCTGCAAATCTTCTTGAAATCATCTTTCTTTAATTCGATTTCAGTCCACGCCAGCTTACGCAAGCGGTTAACTTCATCTTTAATCTTCATGTTATACCTCACTTAAAACGGAATTTTCTCATTAAAAGGTACTGCGCTGCCAAAACCTTGGAAGTCCTGGCTTTCTTCTCCCGGTGTATGCTGAGATTCGCCGCCTTGCTCTCTACGCTCAATGAATTCAAAATGCTCTGCAATAACCTCGGTTACATATTTCTTTTGACCGTCTTTAGCGTCATAGCTGCGAATTTGCAGTCTGCCTTCAACTAACACACGCTGTCCCTTACTAAGATAATTGCCACAGATTTCAGCCTGTTTACCCCAGATAACCACAGGAATGAAGTCCGCTTCACGCTGTTTGTCTTTGGAATAAGGTCTGTCCACAGCAAGCGTGAACTGAGCAACAACCTTGCTTGTAGAAGTGTATCTTACCTCCGGGTCTTTTGTTAGTCTTCCTAATAAAATGATTTTGTTCATGCTTTTTGTTCCTTTCTCTTTAACGGATTGTCCTGGCAGAAAATTTCGCCGCCTTCTTTTTTGATTTTTGCTTTGATTTCGGCAATAGCTTTATGCAGATAATAAACCTCGCCGCTGTCATGATACATATTGATATAAAAATTTACTATTGTCGTAAAATATCTCTTATCTTTATCACGATTTGCGCTTTCAGTGATTCTTGTAAGCTCTTTAGCGTCCATAATTCCCTCCTATAATCCTAATAATTTGTTGGTAGCAGCAAAGCCTTCTGCAACTTTCTTCCTGCGTCTGCTTACGTGTGTAACCTCTACCGGGTGGCACATCTGCAAAATGCGGTCATAGATTCTTGTTTCCGTTATCGTCTGCGGCTTTTTGATTGTTTCAATCGGCAAATTTGTTGTGATGATTGTAGGCAATCCGCTCCGGCAACGGCTGTCGATGATCTGGAACACCAGCTCCTGAGCAAACTCCGTGCGCCGTTCTGTCCCTAAATCATCAAGCACTAACAACTCAAATTGATTAAATCCGTCAAGATACGCTTGCTTTTGTTCAGTGCCCCACAGTGTATTGAACACTCTGCCAAAATTAGTCATTAAGCAAGCTACGCCTTTATCAATTAGTGCATTGACCACACACGCAGCGGCGAACGTCTTTCCGCTTCCGGAATTTCCGTAAAGCAGCAATCCTTTATGCATCCCGCGAAAATCATCGTAATGCTCAACGAAATTCTTCATTGCTCGCATCGTCCGCTCGTCTGCGCCGTCATCGTGGCTAAACGTCTGTGACTGAAGCTCACGCTCCGGGAAGCCAGCTTTTCTAAGCTCTTGTACCCTAGCAAGTCGCTTTTCATGTTCCTCACGTTCACGCTCTGCCTGAAGCTCTTCCGCTCTGCACTTGCAGATACAGGTTACAGTTCGTTCAACACCAAACAAGAAACCTCTGCATTGCTTCGGCGTGTGACATTTACCACACATAAGCAATCCGTTTTCGTAATAATCATTTGCGTTTTGCTTATTAAGCTGTGAAGCATTTTTAGCAATGTGATTTACAGCAAGCGTAATTGAATTCTGAACATCATTCGCATTCATGCTATCACCTCACTAAAAATATTTGTCCAGGTCTGTTTGGTCGTCCGGCGGTTTAAAATCATCCGGCGGTTTCTTTGGCTTTTGATTGTCACCGCTCGCAAGGTTTCTTGCAACTCCCTCACAATAGGCTATTGACTTCTTGCCTTGCTGCGCTGTTATCGTAACCGCCTGCATAGCTATAAGCTCGCCGTGCTCCTTAGCAATAGCCTGTAACCGCTCTGCAATGTATGGCGTTATCGGCGTAACATTTTGATTCCAAAAGCCAACAGGATTATTATCGCTCGTAACATTTTCGTAACTGTTACACGTAACGGCAGCATTTTTATCGTAACAACCACTACTAAAGTTGTTGTTGTTACTCTTACTCTTATTCTCTTTCTTATTCTTACTCTTATTCTTATCCGTAACATCTGTGTTTGTTACATCGTTGTTACGTGTAACATCTTGACTTGTTACGCTTTTGTTACACGTAACATCTTCGTAACATTTCGTAACATCTGTGTTTGTTACGTCATTGTTACAGGTTTTGGATTGCTTCTCACGCTGCCTTTTAACTCTCATTGCTTCCTTGCACCGCTCACGCTCCTTGAGCTTTGAAAGCTCTTCGGCGTTCTGATACTCACCCCAGCCTACAATATAGATATAGCCGTTATCCTCTATATCTATCATGTTATACTGCTGAAATACTTCTAATGCAGCTTCCGCAATTTTAGGCTTAAAACCACCAACAGCAGCTAAGGTTTTGGGTGTATACGCTACACCTTCGGTAGCGTATACATAACCACCATCATTTTTTTTGCGAGCTAGAGCTAACAGGAAGAACCACATTAATGCCAGGCTATCACCAATCTTCGTATCAGCACGCAGTATCTTAATCTTGTCACTGTCGAATACATCAGCACTAACCTTGAACCAGCTCTCCATGTTGCCCTCCTACAATAATTTCTTCCATAATGGCTGCCGTCTAAGTAATCTTACATACTTCATGAGTGCTTTCTTTCTCATAGATAATTTCTACCTACTTTCTCTAACCACTCGTCCCGGCTATGTTTATCTTCATAACAGGTTTGAGCAAATCGCCTTAACCGCAAGTCTGTTTCCCTGTCCAAATGAGGTCCGAGTTTTCCTTTGTGATGTTCGTAGCATAGCCAGATTGTTAAACCCAGCTTGTCCGAAATCTTTCTCCCGGCTGCTTCAAATATCACATGATGGCGCTCCAGGTTACAGGTTGTACCGCACATAAAGCACTCCTTGTCACTCTGTAATATGCTTTTCTTACTCATTTTTTTCGCTTTCTGGCGTCTTGAACACCGCATTATCAGAAACAACATTAAGAGGCTTAACATTGGCAGCTTCTTCAATTTCTGCTGCGCTAAAATCTTCTTGCTGTTCTTTCATCTCGGGGATTTCTGCCTGTGCTGCTTCTATCAGCTCTAAGCGTTCCCTTATTGCGTTATGCGCTAAACTATAATTTGGAGCTTGAAGCAGTTGCTCTAGCTGATCGTATGTCAGTTCTACAATATCTGTCATACCATTACGAGTACGCACATACGCTTTTCCATATTCAAGCTTAACGAATTTATTTTCCGTGATTTCTACACCACTATCACACCATTGACGAATCTTTTTGCCGATCTGCGGAGTAATTACTTCACACCAATCAACAAATAATCCGGTTCTGTCTTTTGTAGCAGCGGCCATATGACGCTCAACACTAATGTCAAACATTACTGTAAATTCATATTCTAAGCCGTCTCGCTGAATAGGAGCTAATCCCATTTTTATCGGCATTTTTTTGCCTTTTTCATTCTCTACAATCTCATATGCCTGCTTGCTTCTCATGCAAACAATTACGTCCATTTTTGCTTGGAGAATTGCGTCAACAAGCTTATTTTGCTTCGGAGTAGCGTCCTTCCATGCAGTAAAGCTATTACCGCTTCTTGTTGTCGCCGCTTTCTTATCAACAAAATCAAGAACGCCGCCTTCACCTGCCCACGCATGAGATAAACTGTCAATAATCAACACGTTATATCCTGCTTGCTCTGCCTCATGGATGTAATCAATGTACTTTTCCGGTGTAAAGGGTGCTGACATCGGAGCTACATCGTATTCGCACAGATTACTGTACAGCTCACCGCTGCCGTTTTCCGTATCTATCATTGCAATCTTATCACCTAATCCTTGCGCCAACTGCAATGCGCTGTAGGTTTTACCGCTGCCACTAACACCGGTAATAGCAATTTTCAAAAACGCTTTTTTGCGTTCAGCCTTTTTAAACAGTCCCATAATTCACTACTCCTTATTTGCCCGGTCAATTTTGTACGCTTCTTCGTACTCTTTGATGCTATTCAGAATTCTTTCGCAGTTTGATTTCATAAGCATTGCGGCTTTGTGAAATTCCTCATCGTTTTTGCCAAGCCCGGCAAAATCGGTAAAGTTAGCTGTCTCAACGTCGAAACATAAGCCGTATCTTGCGTCAGTCAATGCGTTCATATAACTTCACCTTCCTTAACCAGTTCTTTAAGTCTACTGTGAAGCTTAAGAGTAGTTTCAGCATCCCAGTGACAGCATTCACAATAACTGCCAACTTTAGGATATGTTTGCATATTTACCGACAAGCTGTTAACGTTATAGCTTAACACATCACCTTCACGCACAGCCTGTTTTTCCTGGTGGTATCCGAAGTGTTGATATTTACATTTGCCATCCCTGGTACAGTGCGAACACGTCTTAAAGTCTTTCAACCAGCTCTCTTTCGTCTGCTTGTGCTCACCATGCTTCCTTTTTCTGAAAGCTTCAAATCCTTCCATGCTAAGTCCGCTGCGAGCTAACACGGCGTTGACCTGTTCATTAGTTACCATATACATCCTCCTTTTGAATTCCGAAACCAAGCTTTAAATCAGCATAGGCTTTAACCACTCTTCCTTGTGCAGTTGTATAGCCTTTTTGCTGAAGCTCTTTGTTCCATTCCCTTATAAGCGAGTAGCCTTTTCCAACGCCTACGCCTAAAAGGTTGGCAATATCTTTAGCTGTGTAGAATCTGCTTTCCATGTTTGACAACCTCTTTTCCGTATGCTATACTATATATGACCTATTTTTTAAACCGATTTCCTTTCGACTTTATTTATAGGTTAAAGGCTCTCTATTAGCGTGGGGGGTCTTTTCTTTTTGCTCTTCTTCAATACCAATCAATACAAGCAAAGCCTGTGCACCTTCACGGCACTCTTTTAAAAGATTGTCACCGAGGTGCTTTTTTTGTACCGTTTTCGCTACCATTTGCGGAAACAATTCAACCACTTCACCGACTTCTTTTTGCGCCCTCAACATATTCACTGCTAAATCATCAGCAGGAGGAATAAGTCCAAAAACGTCGCAGAACACAATGTTCTTTTGCAGGTGCTGTACACGTAACCATGGTGTACGATAGAGTTTTGACATTGCTAGTGCAATAACATCAGGGCATTGCCGCCAGTCAATCTCATAGTCTTTCAAGCAGCTAGAAGAAATCCCTAGTTTTTCTGCCGCCTTAATGCGGTTCAAACCTGCATATTCTCTAGCTGTTTTGTAGATATTAGTTTGAGTTTCAGACATCTTAAAAAAACTCCTTTATGGTATAATACAAGTATGGCAGTTAACCAATCGTTATAAATCTGCCATCATTGATTTTTCACTGTGTAGTAATTAACAGTGACCACATCTCCAGGCTGGAGATAACGGCGGTTGGCGGTCAGGTGCTTATTATCCTCAGATAAGTTGTACCAAAACTCGTCAAAGCAAATTCTTGTTTTGTTAAGCAGGAAATACTTGTCTGCGATTCCATACATGGTTTCGCCTTCTTGTACAACGTGCGTAATCGTATGCCTTTGTACCTGGCTGTCCGAAAATCCGCCAATCAAGCTTAAGCAACACCAAGCAAAGATAATGCATACACAGATTTGCAATACCTTTTTCATCTTTTTCACTCCTTTGTAGCAATTTCCGGTTTTTCTACTACCGTTAAAATTTTGTAATTTCCATGACGATAGCAAGCCCTGAAGCATTTACATGCTTCAGTTTCATTTTTCTCAGTAAACGTATCAAGTTTTACCTTGCCAGTTTCCAAGTTTTGAAAAACAACTACCCAGTCTTTACATTTATACATCTCTTCTTCTCTCCTTTACGCCATTTCATCAATGGTCTTTCCAAAAAATCTAGCAATGTTTTTTGCTACTGTAACATCTGGCTCGTATTTGCATTGCTCAAAATCGCTAATTGTTGTTTGCGGAATTCCGAGCATCTCTGCCAGTTTTGCTTGGCTAAGACTTCTTGCAAGTCTTAACTGTTTTAGCTTTTGACCAAAACTCATATTTTGCTCCTTTCTGCGTTAACGGTTTTTCGTTAGCTTTATTATACTACATTTTGCTTCATTTGTAAACGATTTTCCGTTAAAAGATTTTCCTTAACCTTGCTATAATATTCAACGAATAAACGTTGAAAGGTGGTCTTTCCAATGACTTCTAACGAATGGATTGCAAACAAGATTAAGGCTCTTTGCGCTCAACACAATATGTCAATCAATAAGCTTGCTCTTAATGCTTGCATCACGCAATCTACGCTAAACAGTATCATTCAAGGCGAAAGTAAAAATCCTAAAATCTCAACTCTTGCTAAAATCTCGAATGTTTTCGGCTTAACGCTTTCACAGTTTCTTGTTGGCGTTGAAGCTGAAACTGACATTTTAGTGTAAAGCGAGGGGTAATTTCATGAGATTAAACTATGACTTAATTCGTGACATTATGTTAAAAATTGAGTTTGAAACTGACGGTCACAGCAACATCTCCCCAACAGGACTTGCTGAAGAATATTTCAATAACTATGACTTAGATGTAATTTTGTACCATATCAAGTACATTAGAGACGCTGAATTAATCGAACCAGCAAGCGATACTATAATTCTTGACTTAACACCTAAAGGTCACGAATTTCTTAACAATATTCGTAGTGCTTCAATTTGGAAAACTACTAAAGAAAAGGTTTATTCTGCTGCTTCTTCTGTTTCTTTAGCTTTGTTAGTAGAATGTGCTAAACGAGCAGCTGCCAGCTCAATAGGACTATAAGGTGTCGTATACAGATTAGCTAAATCTTTAGCTTCATTAAACGCATTATCGAACAAGAAAAACGGAATTTCTTCCTCATGCAGCACTTGCACGATGCGTTCAGCTGCTTTCCGTGTAGATATTTTCATTTTTGCATTCATGCCCATAACATCACTCCTTTACGCTACATCATTTAAGAAGTAATCAACGCTTACACCGAAGTATTCGGCGAGTTTTTGCAATGTCTTTAAACTTGGGGTGTATTTGCCTTGTTTCCAATAGGTAAGCGACGGAGCGTTAATCCCTGCCTCTTTAGCAATCCTATTAGCCGACAAGCCCTTTTCAAGCATCAGTTTCTCAAATTTACTATACATTTTTCGCTCCCTTCCTTGCACAAAATAATCTACTGTGGTAGAATTGAATTAAAGTAGTTTAATACAAGTACATTTTTAAAGTACTTTAATTTATGTATTAACTTACTATAATTATTATACTACTTTAACGTGATTTTGTAAAGTAGTATAACGAAATTTTTTAGGTTTTTTTGGAGAGTTTTACATGTACGAAAAACTTGCATTACTGCTAAAACAGCACGGCATCAGTGCTTCAAAGTTAGCAAAAGAGACCGGCATTAGTGCACCTAGCTTGACTTATTGGAAGCAAGGAAAATACACACCGCAAGCAAAAACCATTCAAGCTATCGCTAATTACTTTAATGTTCCTGTTGCATATTTTTATGATGACACTGAATATGCTTTAGGCATAACGGAGCAGCAAGCTCATGACCTGGGCATAGACACCGAAGCAGTAAAACAGCAACTTAACGCCCAGCTTCTCGACGAACAGGCTATTAAGATTGCTAAACAGATTCAGAAGCTTGATGCCACCCAAAAAATGGCTATCGAGCAAATTATAAAAGGGCTGTTGCAAGGCAAAGGCAAGGCCTGACTTCCCCTTCGCCAGCATGGCATAATACCTTGCAATCTAAAGGAAGGAGGTTAAAACGAAGTCGATGTCATACCACTAACGAGTATGCACAGCTGATTCGACAATTATCAACAGAGCATGTGTATTTCCTGCTACTCTGCATAGAAATTGCCAACCAACTGGTTGCAAAAAAGCAAGCTGAGACAACACGGACTTAATGATTCAACTTGATGTTAGGGGGATTCCTTTTGGGAGTTATTTTGTAGAAAAACTACAGCGAAAAGAGGGCGCATATGTCCGTCCTCTTTTTTCGTATGTATATTAAAGAAGAGGTTGTATAATGAAAAAAATAGCAGTTTTTATCATGTTAGCGCTTTGCTTGCTCACTGTTGCCTGCGGAGGACCTTCACCCAAAGAAGAAGCGGAGCGGTTACATAAAGAACACGCACTGACTACAAGGGCAATATGGAATGATAATTTTGTTCCTAAATTAAAGAAAATTCACAAGGAAATACCGGACGAAAAAAAGGATGTAGAAGCAGCTAAATTAGCGGAAGAGTACAAGCCAAAATTAGAAGATGCATACAAAAAAATTCAAGCAGAGAAGGTACAGGAACAAAACAAGCACCTTTCTGAGCTGATTCAGATGCAAGACAAAAACTCGCTGGAATTTTTAAATTTGCTGATAGTTCTTAAAGACAAGCAAAACCTAAAGCAACAAAATTGGAATCAAGATTTCGCAAACGTAACAATGCGCTTGTTTAACACCAAGTTGGAATATGACAACGAATATTCTAAGATTACTACCGGAAAAGGCACTTACGAATTGACATTGGCCAACTTCCAGAAAATCCATAAAGGCGATACATATCAGCAAGTTGCCGAAACATTCAAGATGCCAGGCGTTTTAAAAGGTTCCAGCACATCCCAGCTCAGCTACGGACCTCATACGCTTGATACCTGGGAATGGGAGCTTAACGATTCCAGGGTGGACATAATTTTTGAAAACAATAAGGCAAATTTAATTCACCAATTTAATTTGAAGTAACAGACTATTCCCTAGCCTGTTAAAACAATTAGCAGGCTTTTAGCCTGCTTTTGTGTTTTTCAAAACAAAACAGGCTTGAAAAACAGTCTGAAAGTAAAATTCCAGGTTGCTTTTCAAGCCGATGTTTTTATATAGATTATATGTGTTTTTGTAAAGATTAAAAATCTTATCAGAGCTTCATATTTAGCTTATATGAGCATTTAAATTTTACTAATATAAATATAAGTAGAAGCCTAAAAAAGCCGCTTATAAGCTAAATATGAAAGAGATTTTTTTGCGGTTTTTGAAAAAAATTGCATAAAAGGAGATGCGGGACATGGCAGTAACAAAAAATCAGAAAACAGGGAAATGGGACTGCTCTTTTTGGTATAAAGATTGGCAAGGCGCAAGAAAGCACACAACAAAAAGAGGTTTTGACAAAAAGCGTGACGCTGAAAAGTATGAAAGCGATATGCGAAACAAAACTCATACGCATGACCCGAAATTCAGCGAAGTTATTTCGGCGTATCGTGAAGAGCTGGCCAGCAAGCTACAGCTAGGGGAATTAAAGCAATCTACCGTTGACGGAAAAATCCAGGCATTAGAATACTACATTCTCCCATTCTTCGAAAACTTGAACGTCGATAAAGTAACTCCGCTTCAAGTTATGCGCTGGCTTGCACTTCAAAACGAAAAATCAGAAAAGGAGCGTCTTTCAAGCAGACTGCTGAACCGCATCCGCTCAGAGCTTAACCAGGTCTTTGAATTTTCAAAAAGAAACTTCGGGACAAAAAATAACCCTGTCACTCTAACGGACAGGGTAAAGCCATATTCGAATGATACACGAGCCAAACTGTGGACAGTCGACCAGTACAAGGTTTTCTATGATGACATTGAGATAGCTTCGCATAGAGTGCTGTTTAATATCATTTTTTGGGCAGGCTTGCGAATAGGTGAAGTTTTGGCGTTAAAAATCGAGGATATTTCCCCCTATAAAATTCACGTTGATAAATCACTAATGCGTATAAACAATAAAGACGAATACGTCATCAGCACCACCAAAACAAGAAGTTCCGTCCGTGATGTAGAAATACCGAAATATCTCTATCATCAAATCACGGACTACATCAGCACGCTTTACAAGGTGAAAGCAGAAGATTATATCTTCGACGGCATCAAGCCGACAGCCATTAGAACATATATGCGTTATCATTGCAGCAAATTAGGTTTGCCAAGAATCAGTCCTCACATTCTCCGACATAGCTATGCTTCTATGCTTTATGCGACTACCGGGGATATTTTGGCAGTCGCTGAGCAGATTGGCCACGCAGATACAAATACAACCTTTAAATTTTACGCTCACATGATGCCGGAAGCAAATAGAAAAGCTGTTGACAAATTAGAGAGCTTGACTGTGGATAACTCACCCAAAAATAACGAATTTTAATTTTTGGAACTCATTTGGAACTCAAATAACAAAAAAAGAACCGCCAAACCCCATGAATGCTAGGGTTTGGCGGTTTTTGCTTATAGTCCCTTTTACTGATTTTACCAAATCAGCCACTTTTTTGCAAGTGTTTTTTTACTGCATAGTGCATATCTTTGCGCTTATTTTTTTCATTTTTTCAGTTGCTTTTATTTTGGAACTCATTTGGAACTCACAAGCAAAAAAGCAGGCTGACTAAACCTGCTTTTTTTAGCCGTATGTAATAGTAAGAAGATAATTGAGATACCGAAATGGAAACAAATTCAAACCAAACCACACATATATTATAGCATATGCTTACAGCAGGTGCAAATAATATAATTATTGTCTTTCCTTTGCTCTCATTTGAGCTACCCATAAGTCAAGCACTTTTCCGCTAGGAGCATCAGGATCACACATATAAGCTTTAGCAATCTTAACGAGTGTTCCGGTATCGCCGCTGAAAGCTGCGCCATAATCACTATACACCATGTTCAGCACATAATACCAATCTGCTTTATGTTTGATATTGTGTTGCTCTGCTAGTTGGTTAGTCTGCTCATACGTCCAATGCTCACCATTAGTGCCATCTGTGTTCTGCATTTTACTAACAGCAAGCTTTGCAAGTGCTTCGTCAAAGTGAGGACCATAAGCCACACAGTGCAAGTCATACAATGTGCGATAAAAAAGGTCTGGGCAATGCATCTTAAGCTTTTCGAGCGCATCGCAAACAATTTCTTCCATTGCTCTCTCTTTTGTATCATCACCTATGATCTTGTTCCAATAGTCTTTATAGGAGTGCATAACTACACCTCCTCACGCAAGTTTAACCACACTGATAGCTGCTCTGTTGATAGTTGCCGCTGCCGTTGCCTGTACCTGCAAGCTAGTTGTATTATTCACAGCGCAGCAGGACGGACGAACACGCACAAGCGTGGTAAAGGAAATATTCACCGCCGTATCAGCAGCACCAGTAACAACGCTTTCTGCGCCATTAATGACAGAAGAAGTGCTTTCCGTGGTGCTTAAAAGCTGCAAGCCTACATTGCCAGCAGCAGCAGGAACAACATCAGCATTTACGCTAACCAGGTATAAGCCACGAATAAGGCTAACACTTGAGCTACCAGCAGGATGTTTAATAGCGACGCCAGTCAGAAGATTGTTAATAGGAAAACTAACAAAACCATTAGCGGTAACAGGCTGAGCCGCAATAACAGCAGCGTTTAAAGAAGATTTTTCGTAGCAAATCATTATTCTCACCTCTTTATGCAATCAAGGTATTTACTCAATACCTTTAAAATTTTCTCTTTTTTAAAGCAATAGGGACGGCTTGCACCGTCCCTAGCAGTGCAGTTAATGCACATAAATTTATTATCAGCCAACATTGTAAGCACAGCCACAAGCACCAGCAACATTAGCAGCAATGCTTTGATATGGACTGTTCGTCAGATAAGCGGGCTGCGGATAAGGTCTCAGTGTGCCGATAAGGTTAGCGCTCTGGGCCTGTTGAGATAATTGGAAGTTAGCGGTCTGCAAATCACGGTCGCGGTCTGCGAGCTTGTCACGCAAATCTTGAATCTGGTTGGCTACCATAATTGCTCTAGTTTTCTCGCCGTCCTCTTTCACTGCGTTTACGATAGCGCAAGTGTTTTGTGCATTTTCGTAACGCACTGCGTCAATATTGCGGTTGGTTTCGTAGCCAAGAGAAGCAATAGCCTGTTTTTGCTCGCAGCAGCACTGTTGAGCTGCGAAACGATTCTGCGCAATCTCGCTACCAAGCTGGTAACCAGTCTGCATAATATCACGTTGAACGCCATTGAAGCCATTAAGCATGGTAGTGTTTTGAGCATAGAAGCCATCACACAAGCCATTCTGAACGCCACGAATACCGTCTTTAATATCCTGCATGGAGAATTGGTCTGCAATCTGGTCACGTGTCAGAGAACCATTTGCAAAAATTTCAGCGCCCATGTTGCCACGGTTGTTCCAATTGCCGCCCCAGCCGCCCATAAGAGCGAAAAGAACGATAATCCACATAAACCACATACCGCCGCCCCAGCAGTCACCATAACCATTGTTTCGATTCATGTCCACAACAGGGACAATGTTTGTACCTTCCATATTTTTTCACCTCCGTAAAAATCTATCTAAAGCTTCAGTGCGCGCCTATTGAAGCCTTAAACCAAATTGATTCAAGAATTGATTAAGCTGTTCATCATTCATGCCTTTTTGTTTGGCAAGATTCCTTACAATATCTTGTATCTGTTCAGGCGATTTACCTTGCCCCATCTGCATCGCCCTACTCATTAGCGGATTTTGCCCTGCGAACTGCTGCATTATTCCCATTGGGTTTCCTGCTTGCTGCACCATCTGCATCATCTGGAATATGTTCATCATTTGTTATTCCTCCAATCTGTTCTTCGAGCTTTTCAATGCGTCTTTGCAATGCCAGCACTGTGTTATTATCAGCATACGCAGGAGCTTGCATACCGCCGTCCTGCTGAAGCTGATACACTCTAAAAATCGGCAAGCCGTCCATACCTATAAGCTTTTCATAAATTTTTCCTTCGGCAGGAGCCGGGAAATATGTGCTGCTTCCATCAAGGTCAACCTGCGCTGCTCGTGCTTCTTCAACGCTCGTAACAGGTCTGCCTTTAATTTGCTGCACAGGCTGATAAGCGTTCGGCTGTACAGGTGGCATCATCGTCGGCATTTGTTGCTGGTACATTTGCTGTTGTTGCTGTTGCAGGTTAGCTAACCTTTGCTGCATCTGCTGTGTTGCTCCATAAGGGTTATAATAATTTCCGTACATCTTTATCACCTCACTTATATTTTAAGTAATAGCAACAAAAACAATCCCTAAAGATAAAGATATATTTCCCCACATTTTCAGACATGAAAATGAGCAAAAAAAAATAATCCCCATCCAAAAAAGCTTTTAAACTTTTTTGAATGGGGATTACTTCATTTGGAAAGCACTCGATTAATAGCCTTGTACGCAGTGCTTATTTCTCGGTCAACAGTTTTCGTAGAGATGTTCAGTTCCATTGCGATTTGGTAATTCATTTTACCATCAACAAATTTCATCTCACAGATTTTCATTTGTCTAGGCGTTATCTTCGCTTCGTGAAGCACTGCATAAAATGAGCGGCGCGAACTTTCGGTCAACCATATCCTCGCGCTTTTTAGCAGTTTTCTCATTAAATCACCTTTTTAAAACATAAGCAAGCAGTGCAATCAAACCAATGTTGGCAATCAACATTCCGGTCATGATATAAAACTGCTTATCAATAATTCTTTTGTTCTCAGCAAACAACATTGTCACCACGCCAGCTGGCAAAACTTCCTGCTGAACGTTTTCTTTATCCATCATCTTATCACCTCAATATAACGTGTTAGTTAAGCACATTATATCACATCAGCAAACAGATAGTCACTAAACAATTTAAGCAAAATAAAAGCGTTCTGCTTATACAGAACGCTTTAATGGATACCGAATGGAATCCACCAATCAAATTCGGATGTTAATTATAACACCCCCATATATATATTATACCATAGCGAAAATCATTTTACAACAGCAAAAGCAATGGCAAACACTGCACATCCAGCGTAAACATTTCGCTGATGCTTAATTCTTCTCGCTTTCCTGCGCTCCGATTCCATTTGCTCTGTCAACGTCTTGTATAATTCTTCGCTGTTCTTCAACGATTCCTTGGCAGTCGCTAATGAGTTTTTGGAGCTGTTCAATGCCTTCTGTGTTTCTTGTAACTGCATCTTCGCTTCTGCTAATTGCGTCAGCAGCTCTTTCGACGTGCCCTTCTGCGTTGTTAATGCTGATTCCAGCAGATTCAATTTCGCTTGCAGCAGATTGGTTTGATTTTTTAATTGATTCCACTGTTCTGTTGACATTGTTATTTGAGTCGGTGCTGCTTCTGCTGTGCCAACGCCAATACATATCATTGCAGATAAGCAAAATGCCAGCAACAATAAGACTGATTTTAATATATTTGTCAATTTTGCGTCGTGTTTCATCTGTCATTATAACCTCTTAGCAATACTAACATTTGCAAAATATAATAAATCGCATCAGACGCACAGGAATCGTCTACAAGCGATTTTAGTTGCCGACACGATAAATCATAAGCGGCATTATTTTTAAATCACTCATAGACGATGCAATTTGTGCGTGATTTTTGTCCAAAACCGTAAAATTATAGTCTACTTGTAAGATAGGTATTCAGAATAACTTTAGAGAGCAAAATAATGATGCAGTGCACCCAGTACAAAACCTGCAGCTAAACCAACTACAAATTTTCTGTCAGTAACAAACGCTTTCAGCTCTTCCATTATATCACCTCCATTCATTATAAAATGTGCCACCGATTGTTGCGCAAATAAAGTTATCGAAAATGCTACACGTATAGGAGAGGGAATAACTAAGACCTCTTATCGGTGACTATATCTAAAGCACTATGCTTTAAATCATCTGCCGTTACCTGCTTTGCCATAGGCAGGAATGCCATAAGGAGTAGTCAAGTCAATACCTGCAACATACTGATATGTAGTTTCTGCCCTATTGGCATAACCTACTCGATATATCTCGCCAACGTCTGCTGCAATCCAATAATAATTTTTAAACAGTTTGTTCAATGCTTCTAAACTACGCAAGTTGACGTGCATATATCTATTAGCTAAAAAGCGTTTAACTACCCAGGTAGAAGTCGGACACCACATTCCAGCGTAAATAAGGCAGCGTGTATCATCAAGCGTAGGCACCTGCTGCAAGACTTCGACGTATTGCAGACAGTCACGGGAAAGCTGTTCTAACTGTGCCTGCTGTCCTGCTTCGCTCCTCAAAAGCTCTTTTAACATCGGCAGCTCGCCGCTTGCCTTGATGTCAATATAGGTGCGGTCTGCGTATTCTGCACCGCCGGGGATAGCTTTCAAAAGGTCATTTGCTCTATTGCCTTCCCATTGGCTGACACCGATTGACGGATAATCATATGCGGTGCTTTTGGCAACGCTATCATATCCGCCCTCAATGCCTGTGTTAATCAGTCCTTTTGCTATTTCTTTTGCAAGGCTTTTGTTCCAATCCATTACTATCACTCCTTTAATCAGATGATTTCACTTCTTAATTTCAGATTTCAGTTGTTTTGTTAAGTTTTAAAGTATACTTACGGAAATTCACTAAAAACTGAAAGTATACTTTTAAATTTGCTCATCATTCTTCACTTTAATCATCTTAGTTTCAACGTACTTATTGCCAAGCTGCGCAAGCATAAAAGATACGCAAGCCATAGCAAAGGCTTCGTAGTTGCCCCATGTCTTAACGAAAAACGCAAGGTAAAGAGAAATTACACTGAACAAGATAAACGCCAGCACGGCACACATTCTGCCGATACTCAGTGTGTTCTCGTCTTTCTTTAACATATTCAATAACTTTTTCATTTTTTATCCTTTCTCGTGCGGCTCGTAGTTCGGCAAACCGTTTAACTGTTCCATTAGGCCGTTGATAACTCCGTTCTCGCCAAGAGCTTCATAGCTTTTGTAGCAAGCGTTAATGCTTTCTATAGCATAGATGGGTATCCAGCCTTTTTCGTCTACATAGTGATTGTAAGCCTGGATAATTCTGTCACGGAGCAAAGCTTGCAGTCCTGCTTTCAAAGCATTATTTTCCTTCTTCTTCGCACGGTATAAAGCAAAAAGATAAGAGATAACAGCACCAGCAATAATATTTATTACAGTTTGTACAGTTGATTCAATCATAAAACACCTCACCACTCCAATTTCGGCAGCTCTGCCAGCAACTCACTGATGGTCGGAATATCTCTGCTTCCGCTTACAACCTGGGCTACTACATCATAACAATGACGCCATACCTTATCGCGCCACTCCTTTGCTGCTTTGCCCTCAGCGGCAAATTTCGCGTCTGTGCTATCAGCGTAGGTGCACGCGCTGACAATGTTGTCATAGCCGCGCTCTTGTACCTTGCCGTCCATCCATTTTTGGACAGATGCTGTAAACTGCTTTGTAAGCTGCTCCGTCTGTTCCTGCTCGCCCTGCTGCCAATACCAGCTAAAATTAGCCTCGATGCTATGCGCCAAGCCGTCAAAATTGCGACGGCGAAAGCTCAAAACATTAGCAGTGATATGTAGGTTATTATCGCTATCGTATTCCTCGATAGGATTTCTATACAACGTAATTTGTACTTCGCCGTTTGCCGACGGAGTAAGTTCATAGCTTTTCTCTGGCACGCTAGTAACGCCTATTCGCATATCTTTTCAGCTCCTTTCTACCTTTAAGATTGAGGACGGAATACGCCGAACGCCCCACAATAGAACCTAGCGTTCCCGAGCCTGCTGTTGAGATAAACATAGAAGGGGCCAGCATCGTGGCTGCTGCTGAGCGCGCCACCAAACTGCACAATTTTCAAATCCGCATCGCTGTTAATGTAGAAATAATCTCCTACGGGTTTAGAAGAATTGCTGCCTACAGTTTTAGGGATACTGATTAGCGGATAACTGTTGCTATAAGACAGCTCGTTAACGTAGCCGGAAGTCGGTGAAAAATCTATGTCGAATTTAATCCAGCCTTTAGCCAGCGCATCTTCTACGCTTGACGGCCACGCAGGAGCGGTCAAGGGAGCAGGGTTAACATATAGTCCCATGCCTTGCCTAAAAGCACCACCTAAGAGCTTCCAATCATTGGCGTAGAAGTTTTCGATTCCCAGCGTCAGCACCGACTTTCTACCATTCGTGCCGCCACTGATTTCGCCGTCCAAGCCGAGAACTGTGTCGCAGCCGCCGGAATAGCTCACTGCGCGATAAAAACCGCTAGCGCCTGCCACTGTTTTAAAAGCCGGACCGTCGACGTTGATTGCCTTATTGCTCTCGTCATAGTCGGTGATGGACAGAATCTTGCGTGTGTAGATACCTGCGCTCATACTCGTGCTGCTAAAATAAATCGCATCGCCAGCGGTAAAATCTTTAGCAGTGTCATTGGCTACGATGATAGATGACGCACTATCTTGTGATACTGTACAACATTTTTCTTTCGCAAGGTAACCCCTCATTACGCCATTGCCTACAACTGATTGCCAATTTCTGTCAGCGTATTTAATGCAGCCAAGATGCTGCAACCAGGTCACATCAGCAAAGTTCATCGCGTGAATGCCTGCGCCACGTGCAACAGATTTTGTTTCAAAGTCTTGCCAATTAATAGATACGCGCTTAGGTTTGCCAGCGCGGGAACAGATACCGCCGCTGCCGTTGTCGCACCAGCCATATTTAGTTATGCCCACAACATTGTATTCCGTGTTTTCAACAAAATGCAGCGGTGACGGGACGTATCCAGATAGCTTTTTGTCTGAGATGTAACGATACTCGTTGCCTTCGCCGTCAATGTATCTGCGGCCGTAGCCTTTGGGGAACATGACAAACACGTCAGCGTCGTATTCATCATCATCTTTGTACTTCTCAAATTCATATGAGCCTTCTGTAGCTACAATCTTTCCACCTTTAACTAAGGCTTCATAAGTATTGTAGCAATTAAATTTTGTTGGAAAGTCATCTCTGCCTGCTATAAGGTCAGTAGATTTTTCCCATATCATGCTTTCCGCCATATCAAGCCTGGCGCCTGCTGATTCTGTAGGCGTAAATTTAACACCAGCAGTATAACGCCCGGAATTTTCTACAACATTCGCCGCATATTCGGCAGCTCTATTTGCTTCCATCTCGGCGGCCGCTCGTGCTGTTTCTGATTGTTCCGCGCTGTTAGATGCTTCTCCCGCTTTCTGCGTTGCAAGGGTGGCAGATTCGGCAGCCCGCGCGGCAGACGAGGCGGCTTGTTCTGCTAAATCACTAGTTTGCTGTTCACTGTTGGCAGCATTGCTTTCGCTATTCGCAGCTGCTTTTTGTGCGTTTTGCGCCTCGGTAATAAGCTTACCCATGGCCTGTAATGCGCTGTCAGTGATTGTCTGCGTGTCAGCCTTGCTTGCCTCTGCATCATCAGCATAACCTCTTGCAGCATCTTCACTAGTTTTGCTGTTGGCTTCACTCTGAGCCGCCGCCTCTTTACTAGTCTCAGCAGCCTTTTCGCTCGCCTTAGCGTTCTTTTCAGACTGTAACGCTGCTGCCGCACTGTCTGCTGCTTCCTGCGCGCTCTGAGCGGCGTTAGCTTCGCTCTCAGAAGTTTTTAAACTTTCATCGCGTACCTTGCCAAGAACTTCTTCCAGATAAGTCGGCGTTAATCGTTCTTCGTCAGGATTGTCAAAAGCTCGACCGGAGATAAGTAACAATTTGTCTTCTGCTGTTGCCGTTATATTCTTACCGTTGTTTCGTCCAACAACTGACATAATAACTTCGCCTTGATCAGAAATGCATTGTGCAGGAATGATACATTTGTTATCTTGGATATACATTTCGTAGGTATTTCGCCCATCCTTAAATAATGCCCATTTTTCAAGTTCGGTCCAGTCAGAAGACTGAAAATCAAATAAACATTCAATAAAATTATTAGTTCCACACACAATTTTATTGCTGCTTAAAGTAAGGCGTTGTGTTTTTATAATAATTTTAATTTGCATTGTTTTAACCTCTTACAATTCTATGTTGTCGAGTTCAAAAACTGTTTTGCAAGCATCTACTTCTGCCTGCTTTGCCCAGCCTGCTTGTTTGCAGGTGCCGATATGCATCGACAAATCCGCCATCCACTGCATAACCTGTTCGGGCGTGAGCCAATATACAGTTTTGCTTTCTGCATCCTCAGCCACGCCACGCACAGGGCAGCCGTAAGGATACTTTGCAGCAAAAAGCGGCGTGCTGACATTGAGGGCTATACCTTGCATCGTAAGCTGCGTTTCCTTGTCGCTGTCATAGCGTACAGCCTCGCCGCTGGCACTGCTAACAAAGCCGCCTGTAATGTTGCTTGCTGTCCACTCGTTAATCTCTTTCAGTTTAAGTTTCTTTTGAAACGCTAAAACAAGCTCCTCATCATCTTTAGGAAAAACAACATCACCGTTTTCATTAAGGGCTAAATCAGTAGGAGTAGCAGAAGAACTAATATTTTTAATAACATACTCGTCAACACCGTTATCCATGCCTGCAATGTAGTTTTTTAAAGAATCTTCGGAAGCACTAATAGCAATACCTTTTTTGTTTTTAAACAGATAAAACATTTATTTCACCTCCTCAATACTTAACGCCATAAATTTCAATGATAGAGCTGTTTTGTTCGTCTATATACCAAGTTGTATCAGTAGATAGTAAATGAGTGCCTGTACCAGATTGCACTCCACTAAGCACAATCCAATAAGTGCTATTAGATAGATTAAGTCGAAAACTGTACCCTTCTGAAAATGCTTTTTGTAATTCCCAAACATCATACAACTCATACTGACAGTAATATCCATTATCGTCACTACCAACCAACAAAATCTTATCATATAGCGTATAAGATTCTTTAAGCATTATTGTGCCTTTTCTACTGTCACTTCCACCCGATGTTGTCGGGAAAGAAGCATCACCACCATAGGCTTTAATGCCTCTAGAAGTATTATTAATGTTCCTTACATCCGTACCGCCATTTCTTGTCTTCATCGTGTCCCAATCAATCAACGCTACAAGGGTAGGTGTAGTATTTCCTGACAGTTTATCTAACAAATCTGTTTTTACAAAAGCAAAATCATCACTCCCTACACTAGAGATATTTTTATTGAAGCTGTTATAACTAGGGAATACATGAATTTTCTCTAGTTTACCTGTTGTACTTGCCATTTTTTACCCCCTTATTTATTTACTGTAGATATATATGGTGTTGCTCCGCCGTATTCAATAATAACAAAACCTTGTGTTCCGTCGCTTACTCTAAAACGTCCTGCACGGCCGCCGTCATTACTATAAAAGGTGTTTTTACCTCCTGCACCTACAACAATCTGAATCGTGCTGTTTGGAATTACTTCAACTTCTGCATCAGCAACATAAGCACCGCTATTTCCTGCAACACCAATTTGATTAGAAGTTCCATCAGTATCAAAGAAGTGAAACGAACCGCCACCTGCACCATAGATGTTAAACGATTCAAACGTTCCTGTAGATGCATAGGTTACGCTATCTTTAGTTCCAAGCACATTAGCATAGTAATATCCAACCTTACCCATTACGTCTGCTAAAGTAGCAATACCATTCTTGTTAAGCGGAAAACCGTATCCATTTACGGAAAAATCTCTATTTCTAGTGGTAACATATTCCCCTCTTACGCCGTTTTTAGAAGCAGCAGGCTGATTAACAGTCATTACATTACCACTTCTTAAAGTAGCAGTTGCACCTTGTCCACCGGGAATAACATAACTGCCAACTTTCGTATCTCCGCCGTTTCCTGCTTGCATATCCAACGTGGGGCAGGAATTATAAGCACCAACAGTAATACCGCCTGCTCCACCACCACAACCAGTAACATATATTTTTGTAACGCCAGCAGGAATTCTTAAACTGTATGTGCCTACGGTTTTATATATAAGCCTGGTACGCTTCAACGTAACTACATCTTTATACATCAGATACTTCGAGCCATCTTTTTTTCGCATCTCAAAAACAGTTTTCGGAATGCTACTAATTTTTCGGGAATACTTATCTTTATCAACCTTATAAGATAAAATGCAAAATCCGTCTACACCGTTACCGCCTGTACTGCCTTGCGTAGAACTCGACTTACCAACAGGAGAACCACTATCAGCATAGTTGGATGTATTACTCGCATTATAAATTCCACCTCTGGCAGTTACACCTAATGCAGAAGAATCCTCTCCTGTTGTACCATAAACATAGTTAGAATTATTGGCTGTTACACCCTTGCCACCTTTTCCACCAGCACCAATAGTAATAGTGTACTGTGTTCCAGGTATAACACTAATAACTCTTGTTACACGTTCTCCATAACCTATAGTCATTTCTACATCACCTCTTTTATTGCTCCCCAAAATTCTCGCAAGTAATCACAATAACATAATTCACCATCTTTCTGCACTGCAATGGGACAAATGCAACGGCAAATATCCAAATGCTCGCAAGTTTTGCATTTAACAGGCAGAAGTTCCTCAAAAATTTTTCTATGTTTTTCTTGCAACTTCATAAAGTTATCTGTAATATAACCCACAATTCTATCAGTATTGTGACACAGCATAACTTCTCCATTAAAATTAACGCTAAGGCTTACAATGGCAGGACGGCAAGGCGGATAAGGATATTCATAAAATTCTTCTTTATCAAAATTCCTTACACGCAAAATTTTTGAGTAAAACCAATGTCGAATATAAGGAGCAATTTTACTATCAGAATTTGCAGTTAACCACAAATTCTTAACCGCTTTTTTTACTGCACTAGGTTCAAATTGATATAGGTCAAGAGGCGTATGCTCACTCAGCACATTGATAAAACCGCAAGTAATTTCTGTTCCAGGAAACGTATAATGTAGCCAGTCGAAAGCTTCTACCATATCATCATTAATAGCATTGAAAACAGTATTAACCGTTCTTTTTCTTATACGTAAAAACTTCTTGCAAGCTTCTTTACTAGGTACTGCATTTCTCGCCGCTCTTGCATTTGGTGCATCATAGCTCATGACAAACCAAATATCATTCTCGTTACAAAAGTCAACTATTTCATCATTTAAAAGCAATCCGTTGCTAAAAATTCTATAACTAACATTCTTCACGCCGATTTTCTTAAATTCAAGCACAAGCTTCTTAATGGTTTCCCAATAAAGCAAAGGTTCTCCACCCCAAAAATATAATCGGCGCGGATTATTTTCAGCGTATTTCCAAGGCAGGTTACTCCACGCAACTATAAAGTCTTTAACCTCTTGCGATAAGTTTTCCCCTTGCGGAGAAAGGTTAAAGCAGCTTTTTATAGGGGTCTGAACGCAATGCCTACATGACATATTACAGGCAGCACCAAGAAGAAGGTAAATAGCTCCAAGGTCATTAAGCTTATGTATTTCTTCACTAAAGTTTTTCATGATCGTTTTAGTTACCTTCACCGCCGCTTCCTTCGCCAGCGCTACCGCTACTACCGCTATTATTGTAGTTTCTTCCGCGACCACCAGCTCCTGCCCCCGAAATTTCTACTGTAATTTCAGTAACACCTTCGGGAACAGTAAATGTATGCGTCCCTGCTGTGCTCCATGATGTAATTACATCTACCTTATTATCCATAAGCTACCTCTCATTCTGTATAGGTAATCATTGTTACACCTATACTATCTATTCCAAGATTTTTTCTTGCGGCTTCGGCAGTTGTAGCTCCTGTGCCGCCATTAGCAATAGGCAATGCGCCGCTCGTGTTGCCTAAACCCAAAACATTGCGAATACCGGCAACAGTTGTTTGCCCAGTGCCACCACCAGCAATAGGAAGAACCTTAAATGTTGCATCGCCGCACAATGCCATATCCTGCTTTCCTGCCGCTGGAATAGGAACAAGTCCTGCTTTGCCAGCGGCGTTAGATGTTGCCCCTTCCATATTAGCAATATTGACATTGCCTTTAGAATCGGGTTTTGCGCCATTAACCGAACGAACAAATTTTGCTTTTATTTGTCCTAAAAAATAGCTTAATCCGTCAAGATCAATTAATTTTTGCAAGTTAGCCATTATGCCAGCTCCTTTGTAATCAAATTCTGAATTTCAGTTTCGGTTGCCGTCTTTAATTTGTACGCTCTCGGAATAACCTCCCATGTCACTGAGCCATCAGTATAAGTTGCTCCGAGCACAGCTTCTCGAAAATCTGCCTCACTCACAGCTGTATCGCCACCAACAGTACATGCTAACACAAGACTTTTAGGCAAGTTGGGTGACAATACGATATCGCCATTAACATAAGATGTATTGTTTTTACGAATGTTTAAGCTGTTAAAAAGGTACTGACTTTTTAAATCACTCCCATTCTGTAATTTGTTAAAGTATTCAAGCGGCGGTGCTTCTCCTTTGTCAAGATAGCCCCAACCACGCAGGTAATCAAGCTCAGGCCAAGAATCAATCATCTCACCAATGCTTGCGCTACTACCAAAAATCAAATCAAAAGTAGGCTGTTTCATTACCATTATTCAACAAGTCCCCCTTTCACTTTAATAATCCTTGCGAATGTCCCCTGGTTGAATCCTTTAAAATTATAGGGATTTTCTCCGCTTCTGCTAAAGCCGAACGTATTTGCAGCATCAAAAGAATAAACATAGATAATGCCGATGCCAGCTCCGCGAATAATAAGATTTAGTGCGTCTATTAGACGGCTTTCTTTGCTGGTTACCAAACGTCCTATTCCTATGCGCATTTTAGCATTTCCGGCATTCACAGCGGAAACACGTGCAACATTAAAAACTTTTTTTATGCTATGTATGGTACTAACACGAGAACAGTCTGTAGTGTTCTTTTCAATCTTCGAGATAACAGCAAGTCGGTAATAACTGTCGTTTAAATCGCTGGATGTAAGATAATTATCATACATACGTCTAAACGGAGCTTGTCCGAATCCCATGTTGCCATGATCGGGAAAACCAAAAAAATCCATTGCAATAGCATTTTCAACACGGCGAGAAATATCAGCGACTTCACCGCACATATCAAGCTGCTTGCCAACTGCCGTATCTGGCCATATTTGTGTCCGTATCTGCTCCCTTGCTTTATCTATGCTGTCGAGTTCGTTTCCGACGGCATTAAGAAAAGCTTTAATGTTGGGTTTGTTACGAAACTGACTTAACAAATGATTATACATTCTTTCGCTTGTAGTCATAATCATAACTCCAAAGCTACAGTAACATTAGCAAGCTTTGTTACTGCCAGCTCATTACGTTCAATCGAAATGTTTTCCTGCTTATACGTTTGACCATCTTTAGACACGCTACACTCAATATAGCTAATGCCGTCAACGCCGCTGTAAATAGGACCAAGCAAACGCTGATAAATAACATCATTGCCCATAGACAGCTTGCTAATCTGTTCGACAACGATATTTTTAATTTTATCGATTGCATCACCGGGTAAAATTTCTTCGTTATATTCTTTAATAATGACTTTGACATAAATCTGTACCTCATGCGGACGGCTAAAGCATACCTCTTGCTCTGCACCTTCGCTATCCTCAATGCGAACGCAAATATCACCATTTGTATCAATGCCTAAAGGCGCAACATTTAAAATGGTGCGAGCAATAGCTTCTTCATCGCCACCGAAAACAATAGCCTGGAAGGAGTGAGGTTTTAAGCCATCAACTGTTTCATCACTGCGGTTCTCATAGATGGTTACGCTTGTAACATCCTGCAATTCAAGCAACGCAGCTTTAATGCTTTCTTTCATGCCTATGCTGTTTCGGAATACCGCAGACGCATAACGTTGACGCACTTCGGATGCTGTTTCATAATCACGTCCCACGTATGTTTCAGATTCGTTACTGACGGAAAACCAGCCGTCATAATTCGTGTTGATATAGTTAACGCTGTTCAGCAAAGGTTCTATTTCTCCGTATTTTTCGCAATCAAAGCGAATAGGACTGCCAACCTGTGTAACTGTGAACGATTCATTAGGTACAACCACAGCTCCATACCGCCTGTCAGAGCGTTCAAAAACCAGCTTGCCATTAACTACATTGCCCTGCCATTTTGAAACGCTCTGTGAAGCCAAGGCAACGGCAACAACAAGAGCCGTTTCTCCTGCTTTGGCTGTGTACTTAATAACTACATCATTGTCAAATTGCACGCTGTAAACCTTGCCTTGTGTAGGTGCAGCAACATCAAGCGTAACGTGTACGCAGTCATTAAGGGTAATGGTGCTTTCCTCGATAATATCCCACTTATAGCCGGATGTATCTTTAATCTGGCAGTTTGCAGGAAGAACCATGCCACTACGTCCATAACAAACAGCATAAAGGTAGCTTGCCTGAGCTTTCTTTCGTTGCACATTGGTGTATGCAAGTGTGTTATCCAAACTGCCTTCGCTGGCACTAATAGGCGAGCGGTCATAATAATCACGCTCCAAAAGCTGCCACATCCTGTCAAGCTCTGCTGCATATACACCAACAAGAACGCCTATCATGCTGTTAGGTTGACGGCTGACTGTTGAGCCTAAATTTTGTTCCAAGCTTTTAAAAATATCTTCCCGAATCTCTGGCAGACGCTTTCTGACAAAACCGTTAACCGTTACTCCGTACTCCATAGCCTAAAACCTCCTTCCTTGTAATCATGCCGTATTCTGTTTCTGCTTCATAGCTCAATGACATTTGCCGTGTAGCAGGATTAAAATCAATGTCGATGTTAACTAAATTGGTTACTCCGTCAACCTTCAAAATCTGCTCACGGAAAAGCTCTCTGATTAGGGTAAAGTTTGGATTTTTAATAAGCACATAATCAAGATAAGGTACGCCGTGCGTAACATCCAAAAACCACTCACCAAGGAACGTGAGAAGCTGAATTTTTATCTGCTGCGCCACACGCTCGGCATTGTCGATAAACATCACATCACCATTTAAAGCAAGGTCATGTGTCTTTGCATTTAAAGCAAGGTCAAGCATTGCCAACACCTCCTAAATAGCTAGGAACGTATACATACAAATTATTGTCTTGAATCTGCGTCAACAAGCCACAATCAAGATAGAGCTTCTTTACAATACTTTTTTTATCGGGCGTTTCCACAACTTTGCCCCTATCCTCTACAAGGCAAATAAAGTCCATCTTGCTGTTAGACTGCCAGAACGATTCCGCATAATCATTAATTTGCGCAGCTTCTACGGCCCTGGCTTGCAGAACATCTTCTATAACAGCATCAAGCTCCGGCTGTTCAGCATCAACAACTTTTCCCCCGGAACTTCCTTCTGCATGCGCAGATGTTTCAGCCGTAGTATATTTGATTTTGTCGGCAAGGCTTTCTTTTAGCCAATCCCACGCATACCAATACGGCGTTAAATCAATACTGCCTACATCAGCATTGTATTTGATGCCATATTTTTCATCATCTTTGCATTTTAACGCTGCTTTTGTCTGCGATGTATAAGCACCACGGATAACAGCGCGAACAGAATCCGATACACCATCAACATTGCTAAAATAGTTATCAATAGCTTTTTCTAGCTGGACAAAATACGTCCACGAGCTTGTCAGCGTAGGAAACGCCGCAATACAAGCAGCTTTTTGTTTTTCATAAACAATCGTAACTTCTTCTTTTTTCATTGTTTTTTACCTCAATGCGACGAACTTGTTTCGCCGTGCGGAGCTGTATGCGTATGTCCTATAAGGCTAATACCGCCACCCTGTACATCACCAGTGCAAGTTATCGTCCCTTGCACATTGATGTTACCAACAACATTTATCGTGTTGCCGGGCGTAAGGCTAAGCCTTGTGCCACCGTTGATAACTTCAACATTTTCAGCAGAAATTGACTGCGAGGGCATCATGCCGACAAAACAAAAGCCGTCGGTCAAATCATATTGCCGTGGGTCATGGTTATCATCACTGCCAGCTCCAAGCCATTCATCAATGCTGCGCTCAGAAAAGACTATCAAGCAGCTATCACCAGGCTTTACCGGATAAGTAATCTGCGCCGCTCCTGCGTGGGGCATAAAAACAGGAACACCGTCGATAACAGGATATTCCAATACCCTATCATCGGCGGTGTATTTCTTCAGCGTTGACTTTACGCTTGCAAGGCAGGTTGCAGCATCAAAAGACAAAATTGTACCAGGCAGGCAGGTATGAATGTTGCCTATCTTCTGCTGCATAAGATTCTCCAATCCTTCCAGCGTATCAGCTGCTGCGTCAAGGCTCATATCTAATCACTCCTTCGGCACAATCTCATACACTTCAAGCTCCGTATACCAGTTTTGACCGCTATACGAGCCGTTGTGTTTTAAGCTTTCTATCTTAAACCAGCCTTTAATTTCCTGTGAGTCGATGTATACCAAATCACCAGGGTTCAATACAGGTTGCAAAAGGCACTTAACATTCCAGCCTGCTTTTTTGTCCCTTTTCGGCTGAATGTTGCTTGCTTTTTTTTTCGCCGCTTTTGTCGGACCTTTAAGAAGTTTTTCGACAAAACCAATCAATCCGCTTTCGGGAGTAAGCTTTATTGCTTGCACATTGGTATTACCGCCTTGCTTGATAATTTGCAAGGTGTTGTTCTGAATGCTCCATTCCAAGTCAGTACCAGCGCACACCTTATCAAGACATTCACGCCCAGCGCCGACAAAAGAAAAGCCGTTGGCAAAGGTAGAGAACTCGCAATCATTAGCATAGGTTACTACCAATCCCATATCTACTGCAACATCGTCAATAGCTTTCTTCCTGCTAACATCTTTAGCATAAGACAAGGACACGATACTGTCACGGATAGCAACATGGCCGTCATAAAGCTTTAGCTCAGTAACCTTGTCAGAACCGCTCATGTAGGAATAGCAGTCAGTTACCCAGCCTATAAAAATTCTTTTTAAGCCTGCGTCCTCGCTGTACCCTACCTCCAGGATGCAGATTGTATCTGCTCTTTCCAATTTGTCGGCAGTCGCTTTTGACAGGTTAAAAATCTTCAGCGAGCAGGAATTGCTTTGTTTGGCAAGGCTTTTTGCAATGTCAAATTCAATCTCCAATCCCTGCTCTTTCGCTTTTGCTTCGATAACTACGCCGTCAGAACCTTGCACGCCTAAAGTAATCTTATAAATGCGGTCAAACTGTGCCATAGTTAACCTCCATAAAATTCATCTTCTGTGCAATATACAAGCGTCGCTGCTCCGCTTTGAAAATCATTCCTGCCGACATTTTCTTTATCTGTTAAGACAAGAAATTCTCCCCTTGGAGCATTGACTTTATGATGGTTCATAAGCAAGGGAAATTTCGGCACAATACAGGCATTAGCAAGAATAACATTGTTGTTGGCGTCCCAAAGGTGCAATGTCCAAAACTGCCCTTCGTGATTCCAGCACATCCTTACTTTATATTTTTCGCCGTCCAAAGGAACGCTAAAAACAACATCATTGCCATCAGCAAAATTAATTGTAATCATATTCCCTCCTAAAACAGCAAGCCTAATCCGCTTTTAATATTATCCACTCCACCAGCAAGCCAGCTTTTATTTGTTGCGGTTTCGCTCCCTAAGGAATCACCAAGGCCACCAGAATCACTACCGCTGGGAATATCAACAGAACCTCCGCCAACATCAACAGAAGATGTTTTTCCTGCGCCTGCGTTTGCAGCAGTTTCCCCGGCGTTTTCCTCCTGCGACGCTGTAACAACATTTTCGGGTATTGCCGTTGTCTGCGTGGTTACCTTAATAATCTGCTGAAAAGATAAATCGGCATAAATAATACTTTTAGAAGAATCTTGCTTGCTTACCCGGCAGGAAGTCATAACCATATTGTCATATTTCTTTTCAGGTCTAACGATGGTAACAGGCTCTTTCTTATCTCTAATTTCTTCCAGGAGCTGTAAGCCGTTGGCGAATTTCTTCTCTCCCCGCCCGTTCTGATAAAACCACGTTACAGGAGCAGACGAAATGCCGATGGTCATTGTCAGCTTTAAAGGCTTATTGACAATATGGTCAGCGATTTCAAACCCTGTTTCTACCGGGTGTCCTGTAACATCCTGGTCATAGGTGTATTCAAAAGATTTTACAATGTCAACCTTTAAAGAGCCGACTTGCGTAGGATTCTTGATGTTGTAACCTAAAATATCTGCCAGCATTTTACTTCGCCTCACTTAAAGGAAAATAGTTAGCAACAGGCCAACCGCTATTACGGCCAACGGCATTACCTACCGCAGTCGCTGTTGCTTCCGGGGAGGTGCTTGCAGTTGTAACCTGGATATAATTTGTTGTATTGCCACTATTGGAAATGTTGGATGAAGTGTTTGTAGCACCGGGATTACCCAACAGGCGGTTTGTTGCAGTGCCGGCAAAATCTGTAATAGGATTAATGATATTGTTGTTTACAAAATCTTTCACACCTTGCAGGATGTTTAACTTGCTGATTAATTTGTCAACCCAATTAATAGCATCTTTCACCCACTTGATTATACTGTCGAAAAAGCCGTTTATTAACTGCCATCCAAAATTTATGGTATCGGCAAAGAACGTAGCCACTGCCGTTAAGCCATCCTGGATAAATCTAAAAGCGTTAACAAACAGCATGATGATTCCTGCTATGACATAGCCTATTGCAGCAAGTCCGGAAACAAACGCATTGCCTATTCCTTGCCACAGCCAAGAAGTTAAATTCCAAATGCCTTCAAACGCCAATTTAAACAGCTCATAGATAAGCTTGGGCACAAAAGCAATAGCCGTTCCAATGTCGCTGAACCATTGAACAACGCTATTTTTGAAGTCGATAAATTTATTTTTTATCGGCTCAAAATCTCCGAACCAACGCTTCATCATCGTGTCCGCTTTCGGGTCGGTCACCCATTTGTAAAAATCCTGGATAAGCAAAACAAGAAGCGCAATTACAGCTGCAATCAGCAAGAATTTACCCATTACTAACATCTGCAAAGCAGCTCCCTTTCGCGTTTGGCTGTTGAACACTATTTGTGCACCTGTTGCCAGGAATAAAGCATCTCGTATAGCAACAATCCACTTTACAGCGGTTCCGAGCATCATTACAAAGCTGCTCCATTTTGCCATACCAAAAAGAATACCTGCATAAATCGCTGCAATTCGCAGACCGGAAATAAAGTTATCAAGATTGATATTCTCTAGGTAGTCTGCAAATTTTGCCATGCTTTTCGCTATGCCGTCGACAATGCCCGTCTTGTCCTCAAATTCTTTAAAAAATTTTCCAAGCGCATTTTGCATCTTGTTTGTTGCCTGGCCAACAGTCCAGGGCATCTTACCTAACTCCATTTTTAAGCGGTCAGACTGTCCACGGATAGCATTAAAAACATCCTGCGCAGTCAATTTGCCTTCACTGCCCATCTGTCTTAATTGTCCGATTGTAGTTCCCATGCCTTCGGCAATAGCCTTTGCAAGCCTTGGTGCTTGCTCCATAATGGAGTTTAGTTCATCACCACGCAATGTACCGGAACCTAAAGCCTGTCCCAACTGTACCAATGCAGCTTCTTGTGATGCAGCAGAACCGCCACCTAACAGCATTGCGTTTGAAACGTCCTCGGTAAACAGCAATATATCTTTAGTGCTTTTCTTTAATTCCTGCGCATTACGTGCAACAGACGTATAAAGCTCAGCTGTAGAACCGTATTGCTGCCTGGTTCGGCTGGCAATGTTGTAAATCTCTTTCTGCACAGCTTTTGATTCCTGCTGGCTTTTGGTTACGTTATTTACCTGGCCTTCAATAACCTTCCATTCGTCAATCGTTTTAACGATACTTCCAAGAGATAGCGTAACGCCAGCGAACATAGCCAGTCCGCTTAACTTCGAAAACAAGCCATCTACTTTATTGCCAGCTTTATCGGCAGAATCGCCAACACGTTCAAGTCCTGTTTTAACTTTCTTGGTTGTCTGCTCTACATTCTTGACATTCGAGTTGTTTACCTTAAAGCCAATCGCAATAGCTAGGCTTCTTACGTCCACGGCGTATCAGCTCCTTTCTTTTTAGGATGGTCAAGATAATATCTCTGTACATCACTCTGCATATCAAGCATAGCGTTTATTTTACACAAATCGCCTAAAGTTACCGTGCCCTCTTTTAGTTCGGTCACAGTAACTATTTTTGCCAACACTGGCCGCCAAACAAAAGATTCAGCTGCCAGAGTTGGCGATAAGGTACCGGGAATTTCTACTTGCTCACCAACATCTCGCGGACTCCAGAGAGGTTGGGAATTAAAGCGAAAAAATCTCCAAAGTTTACCTCAATAATAAATTTTTCCAGCTTTAGCATCTCAACAAGATTTCCGGTAAACAGTTCATTGATAACATCTTCGGTCAGCATAACAGCTTCCGTTTCGCCCTTAATCTTAACGCTGACATATTCAGCATCAAGCAGACGTTCAGAGAACTGTGCCAGCACTTCACCATTAAAGCTTTCACCTAACTGCGCAAGGATAGCACCGATATTGATTTGAGCACCTAATAATGCTTCTTTCATATCTTCCGTTTCGCCGTTAGATGTTAGACCGCCTTTTAAAGCAGCAGTAACAGCTTTCTGCAAGTCACCATACAGCTTCAAGCCTTCAAGCGCAGGAAAAGCGCGAACGTAGAATGTATTCGCGCCAATCTTGCGGTTTTTAACTTCAAATTTTGCTTGCCTCATGTTTCACCTCTTAGCTATGTCCGCCAACCAAAAATGCTTCATCGGGAACAACAGCCATAAATACCCACTCACATTTACCGTCAGAAGCAGACTTGCCACGCTGGAAATTAGGCTTCTTAACAATCCATGCCTGGTCACTAACCATAACGCTGTCACCGCTCAAATCCTTAATAATCAGCGGTAACAGACCTGCACCGCTTTGATTGTCCGCATCTTGAATCAAACTCAACGCTGCATTGCTGGAGCTGGACTGCAACAGCGTAACAGTAACCTGCTTCAAGACTGAGGACGGGTCAATGCTACGGACAATTTCCTGGTCACAGCCGACAATAGCGGAAATGCCGTCACCTTGTGTTTCAACGTTGATAAAAGTTCCTTCGTCAACGCCAGTCAAAATAAGCGAGCCGAACAGCACCTTAACTTTCTTCGGGTCATATGTTTTTACTCTTGCCATTTATTTCACCGTCCTTAATTCTGAATAAGGTTCTCGTAAGTCAAAGAGCCTTTGATGTTGACTGCGTGGATAGCACCAGCCAAGCGAGCGGTAAATGTAACATCATCAAGAACTCTTTGAGCCTTCTTGGTTGCACTGATGTTCGCTGCTTTAGGAACTGTAATGGTATAGCCGAGATTTCTGTTGCCGTCATCGTCATATTCGGTTGGAGCGATACCGCCACGGTCTTGACCAAGCTTCAAGACTTTATTCAGCACGCCCTCAACAAGCGCAATACCTGCATCAGTGTACGGCAGTTTCTCACGATTGATAAGCATTGAAAATTCTTCGGTTTTGATTGTTTCCACAAGCCAGTCACGGAAACGGATAACGTCAATCCATTCGCCTGCACAAGTCTTGCCGTTTTGAGTAATGCTGATGTTCTCCGAGAAGTTTTCAAAGGTATTGTAGTTTTTGGCAGTCAATGCAAGATATTCTGTTTCGGTTAATTCATCATTTGAAATGCCGGAAAGTTTCTTGTTTGCCCAGGTTTCACCGCCGGGATATACAGTAAAGCATCTGGACATTACAGCTGCTTCGGGGAATTCCTTTTCTGCTTCTTTATGATAAAAAATAAAGGTACGATAATAATTTTTCGCTTTCAGCTTACTGCCTGTATCTGTTGCAACGCCAGCTTGCAACGCATCAGCTTCGGCAACAGATGTACCATACAGCTTTGTATGAGCTTCAACCCATTCTGCCATTTCCATGATTTTTGCAGATGTGCGGTCAACATAGCACAAGCCATACCAATCATTGTCAACAGCGCAAATTTTATTCATATTATCAGCAGCGGAGCTATCAGAGTTCATTCTGCCGATTTTAACTTTCTCATAATGCGGAATCTGGCTAAAAGCTTGTAATGCAGCTTTATACACAGCATCCTCAGCGGTCCAACCTAAATCTAAAAGCTGGTCAGCGTCCGTAATGGTCAATACATACGCCGGAGCAGCGTGCTCATGTGCAGATACAATCATTAGCGTATTAAAGCCATTGGATGAAATGCCAGTTGTGTTTAAGGCAATCTGCACGTTGACTAATCTGTCAATATTCGCCATTCAATTCACTCTCCTATTCTAATTCACCAGTAATTTCAATTTTTACAATTTCACCATCTACAGCAGGGCGTTCTTCTTTATTCTTGCCGTTACTTGTCGTACCACTGATTTTTAGCTTATCGAACCAATCTGCGCTACTCGTCAGAAGTTCGCGGCTATATGATACTATAAGGTCAACGGAGCCTCTTTCTTGCCAGGTGGTGCCGTCAAGCGTAGCAGTTAAATTCTGTACCTGCTCAACGCTGTTTATAGCAACATTGGCTTCGCTACATAGGTCAACAATATTTGGCATTTCCACAAGATATTTTAGCTGGTCTAAAAGCTCTAACGAGCCTTCTCCGATAGCCTGTATATTTATAGTGGCTTCTTGATAACCTGCATTGCCGTATTGTTCGCTTTTGGGTAAAAAAACAACCTCGTTGCCTAAATTTCTTTCAGACAAGAAGTCAACTACAATATTAAGCTCATTCGTAGCAGGAGCATTCGTTTTTGCCCTGCGTACTGGTATAGAAGGATAAAGCTTCTGCATTAATGCAACAAAGAAGGTGTGTACTTCATTTCGGGTGTTAGCTTCACTCAAAATTTGCTCACCTCCACAGCATAAGCACGGTAATGATTTATAACGTCGCTTTGAAAAATATCACTAGCAACAATCTCAAACGTCCTGCCACGCCATATAAAGCGGTCAGCCTGCGTTCCTGTATGTTGGTCAGCAGTGTACAGCTCAACGTCTGTATAAACCTTCACCGCTCTGCCTTGCCTGCGTCCTTCTGGCAGTGCTTCCATCTCATTCGCCTTTAACGCCTGTACGCTTGCATAAACTTCTAGCTCCGTTGCGTCGGGATAAAGATACGTTCCGTCAGCGAGTAATTCGGGTTTACCGTCATAACGTAGGACGGTGATAGGCTTGCGAAAACTACTCATCTTCACTACCGCCTTTCTCAATAACGTAGCGAATTGATTGACGCAGGTGTCCTGTATCAATCAATGGTCTAGAGCTGCCTTTGCGCTTAATTGTTTCATTGGAGTTAGGCACAAATGGTCCATTAACGATTTTTTCTTTTACTTTGCCTTCCATGACTTGCCCAAGCTGATGTAATGCGTTTTGTATTGATAAATCTTTGCGCAAGGAATTTGTCGCAATTCTATCAACCATCGTATCAATCAACTCCTTGTTATCGTCATAAGCTCCACGTAAAAAAGAACGTTGTGGGACGTGCCCTAAACCAAATTCATGCACGGCGGCAATAGCTGCTAAAGGCTGGTCGGTCATTTTCATCTGCTTTTTAAAGCGTCTATCAAGAGCTGTTGTCGTAGTCGTGCGCTGTGCGTCTTTGCCTTTTACAGTTCTTTTAGCTGCTTTTGCAGAGCTTTGTACGCCAACGCGAATAACAACACCGTCAAGATCTTTGTTTAGCGTTCGTATGATACGGTTTAAACCTAAATCTTTATCTTCTACTCTACTCATAACGCATTATCCAATCTTGTTACTATCGGAACAACGCACATAGAGCGCAGACGTTTAAATTCAATGCCATAGTACGTCTTGTCCAGCATATCAAAAGAAGCCGACCTGTTACCATATGAACGCTGCAAGTCACCTTCTTTTTCCGACGTTACAGAGCCTGTAATACCAACATCAGATGAGCCGTTTTCTCCAGACTGCGCAATAAGCTGACGCAGGACAATGTGATGCGCCATGAGATAAACAAATGCTGTTATATACATATTACCAAAAGCACTTTCTGACAGCATCGGCGAAACAAGATTAATGTAGACTTCTAATTCTTCATCAGTAAGAATAAGTTCGGGGCAGATAACAGAAAAAACTTGCTTTATTTTATCTTTAGTTTCCGTTAACATTTTTCTTTGCCATGTTTACAAAAGCAAAAATAACGGAATAAATATCTTCTGCGGTTTCTGCGCCCTCTACATTAATATTGTATTTCTTAGCGAAAGCAGTTAAAGAACGCTTGCTGGATTCAGCGGACAGTCCTGCAAGGTCTGCTGCCATATCATCAACATTTGCTTCTTTAGCATTACCTTTCTCAACAGTAATCATTTGTTCTTTGATGTAGGCTTTTACAATAATGTTTTCGCCCCATTCATCACCAACGATGCCGCACTGATCAGGCATGATATATTTACCGTCGATATTAATTACAGCTTTAGAGATGTTTTTAACTTTCATTTGTGTTCCTCCTAAAAAGAAAATGCCCTCTCATGCGAAAGGGCAGTATATAGTCAGATTAGATGCCAGAAGCCTTGTTCATGGACAGCGGATAGTAAATCAACACGCCAGCGGTACGAACCTCGCAAGGAACTTCAAATTCCAAGCCTTTTTGCTGAATAGTGTGCTGAGTGAACGGCAGCGGGACTTCCAAGGTTTGATGGTCTGCGTCCTTAACGTATGCAATCATCATATCCAAGCCACCTACACCTGCGCCAGCCAGCTCATTGGCTTTCAATACAGTTACATCCGGGTTATTGCGTTTAAATACAGACAGGATGGAATCTGCGACTACATCAGAATAAGGTGTGGAAGCAATGTAGTTGTATTGATCCGGCGGCAGTACCAAGGTATTAGGATTTTCTACGTCATTAGTCTGCTTGCTAACAGAATTAATAATGCCGTTCATATCACGCAGAATCTGAACAGCGGTTTTATCTTTGAATTTAGTAGAAGAACCGGAGCCGTCACTGGGAACGGTATAGTTACCAATGTTCGGATTGTCCAGGATACCAACAACACCATATTTAGCATCACCATGAAAAGCAATGCGGTTAATATATTCGTCGAGAGCACGGCGAACAGCAATAGCCTTGCGAGCAGTCAGCGGTTTTCTTGCCATAGCAGCACGGCGCAAGTCCTGCATGGTGTAGCCATATGCTGCGCCGCCAGCAATAACTTTAGCAATGTGTTCTTCAGCCAGCACATCTACACGAGTAAAGTCGGTTGCATAGTTGGCGATAGTCTTTGCCATGCCGACAGAACCCAAGGACTGATAGCTGATAGTATCAGCGCCGGGGTCAACGTCAGAGGACATATCAAACAGTTTCAGCGCATTAAGATTAGCGAATTTCTGGTCGTAGGTTTTTGCCTTTACAGCTTCGAGTTCTTTTGCGACAAAAATAGTATCGCCTGCGTCTTTACGCAAGCCGTCGCAACGCTCAATAACATTCAGGTCTAATTCATCATAGTGCATTTGAGTCATTACTATTTCACCTCTTCTTTTCTAATCAACCAATTTCGATAACTGCCAAGCCTGCTTTATCGCAGGAAGTGATAAATTTAGCACCGCAGCCAAGAGCTTCAATAGTGCCAGCAGCAACAGTATCTTTAACAAAAGTACCGTCAGCAAGTTTCAGATGAGCTTCATCACCAGCGTTAACCGCACCTCCGGTAGTTACCCATACACGACCTTTAGTTACAACAGGAACAGTATAATTCTGCGGATAATATTTTTTGCCAGCTTCAGGCGGCTCAATATGGGTATGCAGAGTAACGCCGATAACTTTCGCACCGTCACCGGATGCGGACGGAGATCTTACCTGATGTTCTGCGTCAGTACCACGGATAACGGCGCAAGCAGCACCAATACCGTCAGTTTCTTCAACAGCAAAGGAATCTACAGTATGAGAGGACAAATCATACAGCGCACCAGCAAAAGCTTTGTCCATGGTTAATGCATAATTAGTAATTGCCATTGTATTCACCTCTTTCTTATTCTTCGCCGCGCATACGTGCAATCATGCGGCTACGTGCATCGTTAGCAGAATCATTCTTAGTTTCTTGCTTTTCAGCACCGCCTTTAGCTTTTAAGGCTTGATTTTTTGCGTTATCATTGCGAAGCATCTCTTTAGCGGCAGAATATGCGCCGTTAATATAAGCATCAGATACACCGTCAAGCTTAAAGCTTTCACCGAATGCAGCTTTGACAATGCCTTCTTTTAACTCAGCGTTGGTCAAGCCATCGGTTTTTTCAACCTTTGCAATTTTAGCGGTTTCTTCAAGCTCCGCACGTTCCTGCATATCAGCCTTTACAGCTTCAACAGCCTCTTTTACAGCTTTCTCTTTTTCAGCGTCAGCAGCATCAACTTTAGCTTTCAAAGCATCACGCTCTGCGGTCATTGCATCAGCTTTAGCTTTTAAAGCGTCAGCATCAGCTTTAAGAGTGGTATTTTGTTCTTTTACAGTTTTAAGCTCAGTGTTAGCAGTATCAAGCTTTACACGAGCATTTTCTTCTTTGTTTTGCAGAGAGTTGACGTAGTTGGCAATTTTCTCGTCAACTTCAAAATCAACAGAATCAATTTTAATTTTCATTTTCGTTTCTACTCCTTCGATAATTTCGTCACCGTCAAGATTCAGACGTGCTTTTGCTCCTGCACGTCCCCTATCAACAACGGCTAAATGATTGATACGAATGTTGCGCTGGATAACATCATATTGCTGTCCGTCAGGTGTAATGCCTGGGGCTTCTTCGATATCCACTCTGTAGCCTAAAGACAAGCCACGCTTTTCACCGATGGCAGAGGGATTATGGATAACAATATCGCAGGCAATATTTGTTTCGTCCTTCTGATAGCCGCTGGATAGAATTGTACCAATGGCTAAATCTTGTGCGGTATCGCTGTTTACAATGCCGCTGGCAGGATGTCCTACCACAATAGGCTTGCCGACAAAGCTTGCTTCGCTGTCAGTGTCAAATACTTCCTCAGGCGGTCGGTATTCTCGTATAATAGTCCCGTCTGGCTGTTGATATATATATATGCCAGTACGTGCCACGATTGGAGAGTCACGCAAGAAGCCGTCAGCGTCAGTAACTGCACAGCCAACAAGCATCCATGAGTCAAGGCGCTCATATCGTTGTACACTTCCCAAAAAATTCACCTCCTTATTTTGGGGTATATAAAAAACATATACAATTTCTCGCATATGCCTTCTAGCTTAATTCTTTACTTTTCTTTACATCTACCCTACCCATTGGAACTGCTGTTGTCATGTTCCATTGTTCCAGGTCAATAACAGGTAATGCTACGCAACGGCAGTTATAATCCATGCACGGATGATATTTCGGAGAAGGATAAACTTTTATGCCGTTAATCTCCCCCACCTTGTCGCTGTTCCAATAGAAGTATTTCCCATCCATTTCAGCATGAGAAGGTCTGACGCGTTCATCATGTGACGATGACCATTGATACACGCCTATGCCACAGTCAACCTGCCTACGCATTGTTATAATGCCGTTCAGATTGCCTACCTCGTTCCTTGCGATAAATTTTGCTCGCTTGTCGGTACTGTTAAGCAATACTTTTATTTCTTTTTCTACCTCGCTCATAACAGTACCACGCTGAACAGCGTTGCTGACAATGATTTGCAGCTTTTCAATGTAGGTATTGACTATGCTGTCTACAAGCCTGCTCTGCTGCGCTTTCCATTCCGCTTTTACTGTATCAAGTAAGGCTGAATCATTTAGAAACACATCAACGCTGACTGCTTCTGCAAAAGCACTAATAACATTAGCATCGACAACGCTGGACACGCCAGCAAGAATAAGCTCTAATTCGCTTATAGCTTCCTCGATAGTCATGCTCTTTAAAAGCTCGGCAAGTATCGCCTGAACGAAAGCATCTGTAACGGTGCTGTCATCGTCCTGGCGCAACGAATATGCCAGCATAGGTATATTGCTATTCGTGGCACTTCTTAAACGTCTTACAACGGCTCTGAGGACGCGATAATAATCACGCTCAAAATTCTTTGGATACTTCGGACGCTTCTTTACTTTAAGGTAGCGTATCGATTTCTTCTGTTTCTTCATCATCTAAATCCAGCTCACTTTCTGTAACTGGAATATCGCCACGCTCTTTAAGGTATTGGCGAGCTTGCGTTGCGTCTAACAGTTGATTATCAACCAGGTCAAAAACAAGCTTAACAACGGCAGCTCTTACTTCCGCCTGTGTCTTGTCAACGTTGGCTTGCTCCAGATCATTTAGCGGTTCGATTGCCTTAAACTTAATGCTCCACTTTTCAAGTTCCTTGCCGTTGGTCGGCCCTTCTTTCGCAAGCTGAATAAGTCTTACAAGATACTCTAACGCAGGACGAATTTTCCTGCGTTGAATACGTCTGACGTTATCGTAATAAATCTGCAGGTCGCTCTTGCCTGTGCTGTTCATGCCAGCCGGAGAACGCCCAAACAATACAGTAAAAGGATACCCGGTAACAGCGCATAAAGCTTGTTCAAACTCTTGAATAATATCCGTCAAGCCTGTGAGCGGAATGTTGAAAATGCCGTATTCATCTTCCTTGTCAACGGCTACACTGCCATTAATTCTGCGTGAGTAGTCTATCAGCTCTAAACGCCGAATAACAGCTTGCGTGCCGTCTTCTCTTGCCAGTAAATTGCTTAAGCCTTCTAGCTTTAACAGTGACGTGCTAACCTTATCCATTATGTCGATTGTTTTATTCATTGCAGTTTTTACACGGTTCAGCGCAGCCGGAACACCATCCAGGCAGGATAAGCCAGCACCATTATTAGCAACGCGCTCTATCTTTGGCAGCATTTCGCCGTCAAAAACCAGCAGTCTGCTTCTGTGTGCTTTGAACTGATTTCCGTTCGGTGGCGAAATTGTGTAAAACTCCGGCTTGCCAAAGTTCGCATCTCGAATATCTGTATCAAGATAAATTGAGGTTGTGTCCGGGTAAATATCTCGCTTATCAAAAATTTCTAATCCGTTAATCCTGCGTAAACGGTTGATATTAATAGGCTCGCTTAATTCCTGCCCATCGTCAGCAAGGATAAGAGCACAAGACATACCGAACAGTCTGTCCCAATATAAAGCCTCTGTAAGCTTTTCCTGAACAAACAGCGTTTCAAGCTCCTGCAAGATACAATCGTCAGAATCGCCTTCGATTTCTATAAAATTTTTCATAGCATCATCGGCAACAAGTGTAACAATCCTTCGCACGAGAGCATTTCTGTACATTGTAGCCAATGTTAAGTCTGTGAGCTTTCGCTCATTTAACAGACCTTCATAATTGCGAGCTTTACGTGTAATGAAAGCATCTTTAAAGCCGCTATCTGCACGAATTGAATTATCTTTTCTTTTTACCATTATTCCTCCTAGCTCGTTAAGCCGCCCCAGCTGCGGGAGTTCATGAGCTTGTTAAATGCATCACTTGAAGCATCCACCATATCATCATGCTTGCTTTCCGGGAACGATTCAAGTTCTGACAGATACATATCATTCCATTCACTTTTAAGGATAAGGACGTTTCCTGCCTGTACCTGTGAAGCAAATGGAGTAGCACGAACCTCTTTGCTGCCTGTCGGCGATACAATCTCCACCGAGTAACCTGCAAGCATTGATACAAGACTTTGAGCTTGCGCCTTGCCTGCCTGTCCTGGGTCTTGCGGTATGGTGATTTGTACAAATTTATATTTGCCCTGGTCTATTGCTGCCATGTTGCGCAGAAGATTCCTAGCGTCATTAGCCTTTATCTGCTTGCGCTTTACATCAAGGACGATTACTCTGCCATCGTCAAGCAGTCCCATTAACACGCCTGCTGTTGCGTCAGGATCAGGGTTGAGCGGCGTAGGCTCTGTTGCTGCCAAGTCCCAGGAACGTGCATAAGCAACGATATTTTTCGGTACAGCATCAACAAAGGTGAAGTTTTCTGTTTTGAAGTACATGCCAGCAGCAGGACGGATTTTCCAGTTGCCATATAAAAGACGTTCTTTGTCAATCTCTGCCAAAGCTTTAAGGTTAGCCATATACGAAGGGTCTTTAGCCATTAAAACCTTATTGTCTGTCAGTTTAGCCGCGATAAACGTAACCGACTTACATTCTTCAACATTTACTCCGTGTTCCTTTGCGAGTTCATGCGGATTACTTCCCCAATAAATCGTATCATTCAGGACGCACATATAACGCACAACACCGCTGCGCTCATAAATAGGATAGCCTGTATCTTGATTTATCCACCAGGAAATAAAATCAGCTACCCAACTATCGCTGTCCGGGTTGCACGTCGCTCTTACATAAGGGCGAATACCGCACGTTGAACGGTTACGAGAAAGCATATACAAAAATTGGTGTCGGCTAAAATGCGTCAGCTCGTCAAATGCTAGATAGCAGATTTCTGAGCCTTGCCAGCCTTGTAAATCTTCGTCACGCTCCAAATGCGCAAAATGAATTCTTGCTCCGCTGGGACTAAAAAGCCAATGTAGTTTTGGAGTTTTCTTGGGTTTTGCGCCTTGCACTTGTCCATATATTTTGTTAGCAGCCTCCCACAAACCGCCGGAAACTGTGATTTGAGTATAATTTTTTCGAAACACAACGCCGCTAAATCCTGCTATATCTTTATGCCTTAATCCTTCCAGAAGAAGTGCAAAGGTTTTTCCACCGCCAGCTGCTCCACCATAAATTACTATGTCAGCAGAAGAACACATAAAAGCTGTTTGCGGTCCTGGTTGCGGAGTTAGATACAGAGGCTCAAATGTATCTCTGCCGTTATTTGGAATGTAGATAGATTGGTAAGCGTCTATTGTTTCAACGCTTGCATCTTCCGCCAGCGACAATATACCTCCGTCAGCTCCTGCCAATGTAGCAAGAGTGCGAATTGCATTAACATCGCTTTCTTTTAAAGCTTTGTTAAGCAACTTTGCTATCATTAAGGCTTGATAGTTTTGGTCTTGCTCGTCTAAGCCGAAAGCGTGTAAAAAGCTTTTTGCTTTATCGTCGTGTACTTGTGATTCAAGTATCGTTTTTGCTATCTGCTGTAAGTTCTTTTTCGCCCGTCTTATTTCCCCGGATTTTTTGCCGCCAACAGTTCCTCTTTTCCTTGCTTCATCCTTGCTTCGGACAGGCCTTAAATTGCTAACATTTCCTCGTGCTGGCACATTAAAACACCTGTCCTTTCTTTAGATTTTATTTGTTGTCTACAAGGTAAAATTCTTTTCGCAGTTCGGCGTTTACCAAGAATTGTCCGCCACATGAAGCAGTCTTTGTTTTTACTCCTGGCTTTTTAATTCCTCTAGCAGTCATACAAGAGTGTTCGCCCTGAATAACTACAATAACGTCCTCTGTCTCTAAAATTTTTGTAAGAATGTCGCGAATTTCCTTGCCGATACGCTCTTGGATTTGTAAACGTTTTGTTACTGCGTCAGCAATACGTGCAATTTTGCTAATGCCGATAACTTTACCGTTAGGGATATAGCCTACATCAACAGTCATGTTATACATGAGTGCGATATGATGCTCACAATAAGAAAAGCAGTTAATGCCTTTTAACACCACCATATCATCGTTATCACAGGAAAAGCACTTGTTGAATTTCTTTGCGATTTCATCGTTGCTGACACTTGCGTACTCTAATTGCTCCATTAGCATTTTTGCGAACCGTTTAGGAGTTTCAAGAAGTCCCTCTCGGTTCGGGTTTTCGCCGATGCCCTCAATAATAAGCCTTGCGGCTTGTTCTAGCTTTTTAGCGTCCATGTTACACGCCCCTTTTATCTTTATCCCAAATAATTTTATGAAGCTGCACTTGTACGCAGATGTTATGCGGCGATTTTTTTGCGTACTCTACAAGCTCCGCAGGTTCGATTGCGCCCCACACTGGCGAGATGTAAATTTTTGCCTGGCATTTGATTTTTTTGCAATGGTCAAGCACCCGGTCTACGTCGTTAAAATCTTCTTTGCTGCCAACTACAAATTTTATAACGTCCTTTGCGTTAAGGTGCTTGTAATTATCCATTAGCATTTTATTAGATTCACCAGACGTGCCGCACTTGTAATCAATGGTATAAAAAATACCGCTTAACCTTTTTTTGTAAAGCGGTACAGCACCATTTGTTTCAATATTCACCTCATATTTGGCTTTGTGCAGCAGTTCAAGAAGTGGTTGCAAGTCGTGCAGGAGTGGTTCACCGCCGGTAATAGTTACACGCTTGCAGTTATACTCGCTTATCTCATCCATAAGCTCCTGCTCATTAAAACTGCTGGCAGCATCTGCGAATCGTTGAGCATAGATTGTATCGCAATAACTACAACGTAGGTTGCAGCCAGCCAAACGAACAAATACAGAAGGATAGCCGGTTCGCTTTCCTTCTCCTTCGATACTTTTAAATATTTCCACTACATTATATTTCATACACGGCAACATTCCCTTCGCTTTCCTGCACTGACACCTTAACGCAGTGCGGGACTTTTTCGCAAATCCAACGAGCAATGTTTTCTGCTGTCGGATTGCATTGTAAAACGTCGTTTAAATATTGATGGTCAAGCATATCAGAAACAAGGTTTTTAATATGCTTGAAATCTACTACCATGCCGTTAGCGTCTAAGGTTTCGCTTTGGCAAGTTACGCAGATAATCCAATTATGGCCATGTAAATTTTTGCACTTACTTTCATAATTTAAAGAAAGTTGGTGTGCTGCCGAAATTTCTAATCGTTTTGTTACTGTATACATATTAATCCTCCAACGCAGGGTCTTTCACGCCGTTAGCTTCAAATGCCATCGCACGGTCAATACACGTTCCGCAAGTTCCGCAAGGCTTTTCTCCGCCCTCGTAGCAGCTCCATGTAAACTGATATGGTGCGTTAAGCTCTAATCCAAGCTTAACAACGCCTGCTTTATTTAGATTGATAAGCGGTGCTTCAAGATGTGTGGTTCGTCCGCTACCCTCAAAAATCGCTTTATTCATATAATCAACGAATTCAGGTGTACAATCAGGATATGCTCGCCCCGCTGCATCGTCAGCATGAGCACCATAATAAATAGCTTCTGCTTCTACGCTTACAGCAACAGCGGCCGCATAAGAAAGTAACAGACCGTTTCTGAACGGCACATAGGTATCAACAGTACCTTCACCGCCAAGCTCTTTAAGTTGTTCTGCATAGGATTCATGTTTAATATCATGCTTGCTTTTAGCCAGCAATGGGCAATCGCTCATAGAGAACGCCAGCGACAAATCAGTTTCTTTATGGTCTACGCCATAAAAAGCAGCGACTTTTCTTGCGCTTTCAATTTCTCTTTTATGTCTTTGTCCATAAAAAGCAGATAAGGCTAAAACTTTTTCTGTACCATATTTTTTGACTGCAATAGCTAAACAAGTAGTGCTATCTACACCGCCGCTTAATAAAACAACTGCTTTTTTCATTTGTTATTACCTCTTTTCAAAAATGAGTCTTTGCATACTCTTGAAATTTTACCCATTCTACAAAATTATTAATAGCTACTTCTTTATTTTTTACTCGCATACCAGTAGGCTTATTATATTTAACCATCGTTTTTCCATCGAACTTATATACTGCCCCGAATCTATTTCCAGATACCCACGCAGTAGAATCTACACTGTCAAAATGAAAGCGCGGCAAATATTTTAATTGAGTAAATCCCAAACCGTGAATTTTAGCTCCATGCGAGTGTGCTTCTTTGATAAGCAAAGGAAATTTTTCAACTTCACCTTTTGTAAATTCGCCGCTAACATAACCGCCTATTGCAACATACTTATACCGCTTGCACATTTCAATAAAATCTTTCATGCCACGGCTTTTATGCCATACAGGAATCGGTGACCTTCCAACTTTTTCAGCAATGTATTTTCTGATTTTCAAAACTTCTTCGTAGCCTGCAATAGGGTCAATGTCAAGCTCAAAAAATTTCTGCACATTGTATTTTTGGATATACGCAATATAAGAATCTACATAAGTTTTTAAATCAACTTTTTTCGCATTGCCCATCAACATGCTGAATGCTCCAGAATCGAGCATATAATCACTATACAGCGGCAAGTATTCTACTGATTTCGGCGTTGTCATAAGGAAAGATTCAAGGATATACGGTCGAAGAACTTTTGATTGTTCGGAAAGTTCTTCAACCCTGCTTTCTATTCCCGCAAGATGAATTTTCATGTTAAGGATGCTCTCCTTTGCTTTTATGTTCTCTTGATCTGGCCAAAATGCTCTTTGGAACCAGTTCCATCCTCCCCCGGCTGCTGCCAGAAAGATTTTCATTACGTTTTACCCCTCCCATTTCTTTTAACGTAGGAGCAACATTTTATTCCATTGTCCACCGCCTATTGCAAGATATAAATTCATTATTGCCCCCCCAAATAGCAACTCACGGTAGCTCATACCGCCAGCTAAATACAGTTTCATATTTCAAATTCTTCGCCGCAATGTGGGCAAGTAACAGTTTTAGGCTTATGCTCGTTACTATTAGATGTAGGAGCATTTTCGAAAAAATCCCCTATTTCGCCGCCTAAATCATGTGATTCAAAACCAAACTCACCCATATCTAAACTTTCGATTTGTTCCAGCTCTAACGCCAACTTTTCAAAATCCCAGCCAGCAAGTTCCCCGGTTTTATTATCTGCCAGGCGATAAGCTCTTGCTTGCTCATCGGATAAGTTTCCGGCAACAATTACCGGTGCTTCAGCCAAACCTAACTCCTGTGCTGCAAGATAGCGTGTATGACCTACAATGATAACATTATCTTTGTCTACTACGATAGGTTGATTGAAGCCAAACTCTTTGATAGAGTTAGCAACCTTTTCAACAGCTTCTTCGTTGTTTCTTGGGTTGTTTTCATACGGCGTAATGTCTGATAACGCCATTAATGTAATTTTGTTTCTTAAATCCATGATGTACCTCCATTTTTTACAATAAAAAAGGACAGTGCTTTTTTACACTGTCCAATAAAACTATAATAATTTTAGCAACTCTTCCGCTCGCTGACGGTCAGTTTTGACGATTTTTGCGAATTGCTTTATAAGCTCCCATTCATCATCGAACGCTCTAATATTGCGTCCCTTGCGTTCGCCAGCAGCAGTCTTTCCTTTCGGTCTGCCTGCTCCCTCACGAACACCGCCCCATTTTTTACTTTCCATGTTAACTCCTACTTATCCACCAATACAACATTACAATTCCACTAGCTAAGCCATGCGCCCACAATACCCATTCATGCAGGCTCATTTGAGGAAAATTTCTTACTGCTTCGACTACAATGCCAATAGTGAACAACCAAATTAGTATTTTCATTTTTGTTAAAACGTGGTAGAATATAGGCAGGAGGACGATTGCTCGTCCTACCTGCCGCCCTCTTTATTTACGCTTTCTGGACTTGCGATTTACAGGGGGCTTCTTTTTTTGCTGCTTTTTCTTTAACTTCTCCTGTATTTGGAGAGCCGTTAATACGGAACTTAATATAAGTGAAACCGTTTCGGCAGCATCTTTTAAATTCTGATCCACGTTTTGTACCTCCTTTCTATACTTATATTATACTACGTTTTTGTTTATTTGTAAAGTGTTTTTTCAAAAATAATTATAAAAAGACGGTACTTTTTGTACCGCCTTGCTTTTATTTTACTCTAAACTGCAACGCAGGAACTTTTTCGCTATCTCCATAAGCATCGGTATATCTGCTGTTGATTTCAACAAATCCTTCAAGAACGTAACCTTCTTGCTGGAACAGCCAAGCAGTTCTAATTGCTTCGGTATACGTTGCTGAAAATGTAAATCTTTCAATTCCGTTTGCTTTCATGCAAGCCACTATTTCAGGTACTTGTTCATCCCAGATAACCTCGGAAAGGTTAAGATTGAGATTGCCATGCTCCCTGGAGCTTTGATATTCACGCCAAATATGAATAGCACTTTTGCCAAAGTTATTTATTTTGGCAATGGCTTCATAATGAAGCTTTCTGGCTTTTTCTTTTTCTTCGTCATTTTTTGCTGCATCAAACGCAGCGATTGCTTGGAGTTCCTTTTGATAAGCTTCTTCAAAAATATTTTTCATTTTAACCGACTTCCTTTACTCTTTATTTAGCAGGTACTTTATCTTCCCTACACTTATATTATACTACATTATACTATTTTTGTAAAGAGTTTTCTTTATAGAACATCGGTTGTGTTTTATATATTTAAAAAGCCGTCTACATTTGTAGGCGGCTTTTTGAGTACACAACATATTTTGAGGAGAAGGGTTGATCATCCAACTGTTGCATCTTAATTATATCATTCCTTTAATTGCCTTGTAAATGACACCTTACTGACATGATTTTAATTAGCAAATCATGTAACCGAAAACAACGGCCGGTTTAAGCTTGCGTTCAGGCACTCTTACGCAAGCATTACCTTTGCTATCTGTGCACACATCGTCGCTAACAAATCCCTTGCACTTAAACTTAAATTCGCCGTTCTCGGTGCTGACGAAAATGTCATTATCTTCGCCAATGTTAGCAATAACTCCGTAAACACGCTTTGCATCAGCGCTTTTGTGCTGGCTGAAACCGTCTGAGTTGTGCCACAGCGGAATAAGCACGGTTTCGTCGGTTCTAAGCCACTCGGTATAGCGAGGACGGTAGCCAATAAAAGATTTTTTTCCGGTCGCTTCCAAAAGATAGCATTTTGTAAACCACAGCCACATATTACCAACAGTGCCGTCTTCGTAGCATTCCACGCCTTTCCATGCGTTACGGTCTTCATCGTAACAGCATGGGAAGAATGCGTACCTAGTGGATCAGCTTCTCGCCCTCTTTCCGTAGCAGTACAAATTCCACGCTTGGTCATCTTGTTTCCACAAGTCTACCAATGCTTGACGCTCAGCACGAATTTCTGCGTCAATTTTACGCTCATATTCGATTGGGTCAACACCTTCAGGAATGTACTGTAACGCTTCACTGAAAGAAAACTCCTTAATATTGCCAACACCTTCACGATTGATGTCGGCAGCTTGCTGAGCGCATTCACCGCACAGAAAGTTGTGCGAGTTTACACCGAAGTAATGCTTGCCGCAATGCTGACAAACCTTTTCAGTGCCTGATGCTTCTGCAATTAAGGAGCGAATTTTCGCAAACAGCTCTCTGTGAGCCGTTTTTTTATTGAAGCGGAAAACTCTTTGCTCGCCGCCGATTCTGATTGCAAAAGCTTGACGATGTGCACGCCAGGTAAATTCAACTTGTCCTATCTTCATAACCGACTTCCTTTCTTGTAAGTTCTTATATCTTCCTTACAATTATATTATACTACATTTTTCCGCTTTTGTAAAGAGTTTTCTTTATAATGTATTAGTTTTCTTCTAAATCTTCTCTAGTTACCTCATACTCAATACTGCCGTCACGCTTGCGCAGAACTACCTCAAAGTCACAGGCAGTTGCAAGCTCCAGCAGAAGCTTAAGTGATTTGCATTTTTTAACCTTGTAGTTCAGGGACATTGGCGTAATGCCCATTTCCCTAGCTAATGTAGCCTGATTTTTTCCTGTTGAAGCGATTAATACCTTGATTTTGTTTTCTATTGACATAGTAGCACCACCTTAATTATTATATCTCTTATCATTATACAGCGTTCTCTTTATGTAATCAATATAATCTTTTATAAAAATACTGCCTGCGAGATTTCCCGCAGGCTTTTTGTTAAGATACTTCAATCATCGTGTTTAACCACGAATCGCTTGACGCATTAATGAGCCATTTCTTGTTATAGCCGTTATAATGCCTGATCAAGTAAAACTTTGTCTTGTCGCCTTCGTCATTGTACAGAGAGAAGTTAGGGAACTTCTTGCCTTCTGATTGCTCCAGCTGGTAAAAGTATTCGCGAATTTCTTTTGCTCTCTTTATAACCTCCCAGTCTGGCGTAAACTCATCAGCATAGTTGTATCGCTTTGCCCGGTCATCTGAATGTACTCTATATCCGGCAAGGTTTGGCAGCACACATATTTTATCAAACGATGCTCCCAGGCTATTCACAAAAGCAAGAATCGAATCGCAGTCATAAGCAAAATGAGTGTTACGCATACCGGGCAATTTATGCTTATTGCAGTCATCGTTCGGTTCTTCATCTGTAATGTAGAATAAGAAGTCTACGAAGCCTACATACTGTAAGCCGCCATAAAGCTTCTTTCTTTCGCCAAGCATTTCACCGCAAACAATTTCAAGATAAACGCCCTTGCCGTTATCGAGGTGAAATGCTGTTCTAACACGGCAGTTGCCTATGGTGTTGATGCTGCGCTCCGCCTTTTCCCAGCCAGCACCTTCAAAATACAATGTTTTCACGTTAACCACTACCTTTCTATTGCTATTCCGCAGGACATAAATACCGTTATCGTAGTCCTGAATCACGTAAGGCATCCTTCTTTCTCCCCAGCGTTCTGTCTTTTCAACTACACCACCATTAGAAGCTATTAAGTCATTGAATTTCAAGATAACATCCTCGACTATTTCCTGCTCCGGGCGCATAACGTACATAATTTCATAAGCGTTCATTTTTCTTTCCTCCTTACATTTGTTCATCTTCCTGGAAACTGTAATAACTGCCGTCACCTATAATGATATGATCATAGCAAGGTATTCCCATTATTGCCCCGGCTTTAACAATATCCCTGGTTAACTTTTTATCATCAGCACTAGGTGTTGCAACACCGGAAGGATGATTATGCGCTACAAAGATTGCAGCAGCATTTTTCATAATGGCATACTTGAAAATCTCTCTAGGATGAACATAACAGTTAGTCAGCGTTCCTTTCAGTATAGCTCTTGCCTCAATTATTCTGTTCTTGCTGTCTGCTGCAATTACCCAGAATTCTTCATGATTCAGATACCGCAACTTCGGCATCATATATTCAGCTAAGTCTTGCGGAGCACAGCAGTATCTTTTTTCCTCAGCTTTGGTTTCGGTAAAAGCTCTTTTGCCTAACTCTACACCACACAGGAACGCTTCTGCTTTCTGTTTGTCTAATCCATATGCTTTCAGCTCGTCGGTATCTTCCAGGCGATACAATTTCTGTGCCGTCAGTTCGGAAACCTTATAAGCTTCCTGCCCGAGCAACGCTTCGCATAACTCTTTATAACTTTTCTCTACTACTTTACACATAACTTTTACTCCAATCTTTTTCCAGCGCACACCTTTCGGTGTACGCTGGTTCTTTTATTTATAATTATTTATAGGGATAGTAGCTTGCTGGCATCAGAAGCTTTTCACGCAGTGCCTCGATTCTCTTTTTGCGGCGTTCAATATTTGCCATGATTTCATGGTATTCATCTCCGGCAAGAGGGAGCGTTTCCAGTATCAGCACATATTTTATAAGTTGTCTTGTTCTCACATCAATCACATCCAATCTTCACATTCCTTAAGATATTCTTTCTTTGCTTCAAGTAAAGCTTTTTTCATAACCGGGTCAGAGTTAACTTGCTCATAAGTCAAAAGCAGAGCATCCAGCGTATCGTCAAGCTCATAAGTTATACAAAACTCATGGTTAGCAAGTTCGTAATGAAAAGCCGATTTTAAGAAGTCGAAATCTTTCATGTGTTCCTTCTTTTCGATGTTCAGGCGTTTTACTAATTCATTATGAGCCTTAGACTGGGCACGAAGGATATATCCTCCGAAGCCGATTTGATAAACCTTGTCGGTATCGTTAGGAGCTAACCCAAATCTTTTCATGCCTTCGTTGAACTGTTCTTCAGTAAAAGCAAAGAACATTTTATCTTTGGTAAAGCTTTCGTATTCCTTTTGCTGTTCGTTGATTAAGGTTGAGTAATCTTTGTATTTTAACATCCTAGCATCCCTCCTAAAAAGTCATAAATTTCATCATTGGTTTTTGAACTTTAAATTCCATATCTCCAATATGATTGTTGATTCTTGTCAAGCATTTTACGATAGCGTTCGTTTCACCCTCACTGAACGGCATGCAGTAGCCTTCCTTGTCTGTATTGCACAGCAGCACGTTACCGCACAGGCACTGATCATGTAAACGGCCGTAACCATAAATAGCACTTGCCAGCTCATTGGCCACCGGGTTTTCATTTTTCAGAAGAAATTCTTCATCGAAAATCAGTGTAACACCGGGAATGATTCCGAGTTGTCCGTCGAACTCTACCAGCTGAAGCGGAACTTCTTTAATGTCGACGTACTCGCATTCGCACAGTTCATACATTGACTTAAGCGTGATAGCTCCCTCGTATGGTACTTTCTCAACAGAATTGGTTTTGCCACTGGCATCAACCACAGTTTTCAGTAAAATTGCATAGTTCATAAAATCGACTTCCTTTCTAAAGCTATTGGCAAGGACTTTGAACCTTCTGCCCGGTAGCTTTACAGGAGCTTAAGCTCCTGTCATCAGCTTTTAAAGCTCTATACCTCTTTCCGCTGCAATTTCTTCCAGCTCTTCAAAGTGCTCATTCAAGCATTGATGATGCCATGGGTCGCGCGAGCTGTTGTAAATCTTAATCAGCCTAGCGTTTTCCTGCTTTAATTCTTCGTTAGTCATGTCTTTAGGTTCTTTCATTGGTTCTTCCTCCTTAAATTTCAATCTCGCCTTCAGCAAATGCCTGATAAATATCTTGAGCCATCAAGTAAGCATCACTAGCTTTTTGGTATCTCTCGTCAGCTTCTTCAGTAATTTCATCATACACATCGGCTTGTTCTGCTCTGGAAGCATTAGGATTATTCTCAAGCCATGCATAGTAATCATTTTTGGCTTCTTCCAAAGCTAGCTCTTGCTTCCTCTTTTCTTGGTAAAATTTGAGTTCTGCTTCTTTCAGCACACCTACAATGTAGGTTAACTGCTTGTAGTTTAATTTCATTTTGTTCTACTCCTTCCTATTGTTCAATCATGGTAACATCGTAGCGGCAATATTTATATTCCACTGTATCTTTACCCCAGGAGCAGGTTCTTCTGAGCTGGAATTCTCTTCCGTTATAACCGATGCTGAACAGAAGATAATCAACTGTATATCCATTGCTTGCACTTTCAAGCAGAACAATCTGTTTCATCGCCGGAGCAAAGCCGAAGTATTTTTCTAGGCATTTGCAAGCAAGCTTTTTCATTTCTTGTTTTTCTTGATAAGTCATTTTTAAGTCCTCCTTAAAGTTTAAGCTTTAGGCACAGGGTTTGAACTGTCTGCCTGCCAGCTTTACAAGGGCTATCGCCCTTGTCATCAGCTTTTATTTAGCTTCTTCGATTGCTTGCAGCATATTTGCAAGCTCTTTAACCTCTTTTTTAAGGTCGCACCAAACTAGCACTGCTTCCATTAATGCTGATTTTAATTCTTCTTGTGTCATTTTTACGACTTCCTTTCTTGTATGTTACTCTATCTTCCCTATACTTATATCATACTATAAAACTCGCCTTTTATAAAGAACTTTCTTTATAAAAGGCGAGTTTTTCTTATTATTTTTTGGTATTTTTTTCTTCAGAAAGGCGAGCTGCCCTTCTGCGCTTTTTATCTTCCAGCAGGTTTACGCCATCTACGCCAAACAGCAAAGCGGTTAGCTGCTCAACGGCATCGTTTGTATCTCTCCATATCTGCCTTTCGCTTACTGACCATTTTTGCGCAAGGCTTGCTACTATATCAGTGACATACGCTTCCGGCGGACAAGGTTTAAGGAACAGCACGTCAAGCACATCTGCCCGGCGCAAATCTTCCTGCTTGCCGCTGTTATACCTGGTCTGCTTGTAAAGTGCTATCATATCATCCATATAGTTTATCAACACTTTGGTTCGCATGGTTGAGCTTATAATGCTTTCAAGTTTTAGCTCATTTGCTCCCATGCTTTTCAGGTTTTGGAATGAATCAAGAATCTCGATAGCTGAAATCTGCTCATCGTCGATATTGACAATCTCGCTAGTCTTTAACGCTGCGTGTTCCTGAAGGCTTCTGTAATTCTTTAGCAGCAAGCGCACATTATACAGCCGCTTATCGAAATCCCTTCGCTGTGCTTCTTTGCTATACAAATCATCACACAGCTTTTTAGAGGTCTTCTTGGCGGTCTGCTCTGCCACACGTTCGATAAGGTTTTCGAAATACGCCAGCGGAACGGTTATCGTGCTTTGATTTTCATTTACAGTCATGTCTTCCATGCGCTTACTCCCTTCTGTTATTTAAGTTCTTCAATAAGGCGGTCAAGATACCACCTTGCTTTTAGGCAATCTTCTACGCCGTTTTTTTCTTCGTAACGCCATAAATATTTGATGATGTTGGCAACGCAGACAGCTTCAATGCCTGTTTTGCCCACTGTAGCAGCCTTTAGGGCATCTATACACTCAATACCACCTTTGGTGTAGTGTTTCGGATGATTTACGTTATCCTCAGGGAGCGGCATTGTAAAGCTATCTTTTGAATTCTTCGGTGCTCCTTTGACAATAACGTATTTATCATCTTTTAATCCGATAAAACTAAATGGAGATTTAAACGCACTCATTATTTATGCTCCTTTATCCATTTTTCGTGTCTGGCAACTGCTCCAGCTGTAGGTGAAAGCGTTTCAAGATACATGGCTTTCAGTATTTTACACTGCTGGATTTTCCATTCGATAAAAGCATTACAAGTAGCGTGGCAGCCTATTTTTCTTTCTGTGCATCCTCTGCATGGTGTTTTCATGTAGCACCTCTAAAATAATTCTTGTTGGTTGCTTATATCATTCGATGTTTTAGTGGTAATGCCGGGATATGATCCTGCAAACTTTTTCATCCGGTATAAGATAAAGCTCAGCGTCCTGTTGAGCCATAACCGCCACCACGAACAGCACTTGCTTCATCGTCCGAGGTTACGCAGTAACGGACGAAGATTCCCTGTGCACAGCGTTCACCTTCTCTGATGATGATGGTTTCGCTGCCGTTGTTTCTGAATTTAACACCTATATTGCCGTCATTGTCCTGGTTGTTAGCATAATCGCTATCAATAATGCCTACGCTGTTAACCAGCGACAAATTGAATTTAACCGCAAGACTACTGCGGATGAACAGCATCAAAACCATATCGCCAGGCATAATAGCTTTGACGTTTAGCGGAATAAGTACGCTTTCGCCGCCAGCTGGAACTAAAATATCTGTCGGTGCGTAAAAGTCATAGCCAGCAGAAAACTGTGTGCTACGCTGCGGAATCTTCGTGTTCGCTGGTGCGTCAATCGTCGGTAAAAATTTAATCATCTTAAAAACCTCCTAAAATATCTCTCCAAATTATAACCAGGATTCCAATCGTGCCAAAGATTGCAAAAATATCAACAAAAATCATCGCAGCAAGATTTAAATATTTCAATCTACCACTCCCTATTTAACATCCATAAAGCTACACACATAACAGCCACGTCAAGCAGTGTGCAATAGATAATATCAGTTAAGCCTATTTCCATTGCCTGCACCTCTACCAATCTTCACTAATTTAGCTCTTTGCTTCTTTATGGTATCTAACAAATATTGCTGAAAGCGACAATCGTTATCAAATGCAATTTCTCCTGTTTCTTCCAGTTTTCTTTCCATGTAGTCGAAATTGCTTTCAAGTTCAGTCTGCATTTGCAACAGCATCCAATCTGGAAAGTTTTCCATGTTAGCATTCAGCTCATTTTCAATTTGAGTTAATGTCTGTGTGCCTATCCTATGCACGGCATAGCGAAAAGCAAACAGCAGGACAATTAATTTTTCATCTTCCATTTTTTATCTCCACCTTTCTTATCCAAATACCATTGGCCAGCTTCTCTAAATCTATTTTCTCACGGCAATGCGGACAAATTGGCATCATTTCATTCTTTCGCCCCATATGTTCCTGTAGCATCTTCAACACACGCTTATAAGGCCTAAACTTCGTGCCAATCTCGTAGCATCTTAACGTCTGTTTCCTGGCTCTGTCATATTCCTTTGCTATTGCTTGCCAATCGTTACACATCAGCTCCAGCACCACAATAGGCTCAACCATGTTTCCGCAGTGATTGCAGTAACAGATTTTTGTGTCCGGGTCTACTGTAAAACTGATAGGCTTTTTACTGCCACCATAGATGTCTGTTTCTTTATAGCAATGACATGTATTTCTGCCCTGTTCACGCTTAATCGGCAAAAACTTTAATATTTTCAATATATATCACCCCTTTACCGGAACGCTATACTTTCCCACCATACAAGGTAACGTTTCATTCTTATTTGTTGTCCTCTTCCTTAGCTCTCAGCCGTTCAAGCACTGCGCTTGCCATCGCAAAAACCTCGCCAGAAGCCATTCCGACGCCGCACTGACTATACACGTCTTTAATTGCCTGCCACATCGCTGCGATGATGAAACCCTTAATCATCGGATACTGTCCATTCACTCTGCTGCTGCAATGTTTGTCGCCTTTATCGTAAGCGAGCATATACTCCACGCCGCTTTCTTCCAACAGTTTCTCTGCCTTTTTGGCTTTCTCGTAATCAATCATTTTTCTACCTCCCTAAATGCAACCACCGCAGCAGCCGTGCGGGATTTCATCGTTTACTAAAGATTCTAATTCTCTCCAGTCGTCTTGCAGTTCTGGTGCAAGAGCGTTGCGGTCTATTGACCAGTCGCCTTCTTCGACGTTCGCTTCCCAATCCGCGTCAAAACTTACGCTTCCTCCGGATATTAAAACATTCTTCATGGAATATTGCTTTCCGTCCTTCTCGACAACCAGAGTTCCACGGCACAAATTTGGCCATTTGCCGTTGTAAGAAATAAACTTAATCATTTCTACCTCCTTTATAAAAAGCGGCGGCGTGGGAATTCTTGGATTTTACACAGGCCTGTTTCATCAGTCCATAACAATAATGGGCCTACCGTTGCCAAGTCCGCAACCTACTGCCGTTCGGCAACCCAGCCACCGCGTCCCATGGGCTTAATTAGTTGCCAACAATGGCAACATCATTATCAACTATTACCCAATTATAACCCTGTATCGTTACAACACCACCTAGTATCGTTACAACACCACCTACATCATACGTATTGCCTTTTACACTAATGCATACTTTTGAATTACTAGGTTTTTCTTTTAATATTTCAATCAATTCATCTACTGTCATTTTCTTACCCCCTTAATTTAAATCAATATAGCACCAGCGAACCACAGATATTTCGCCGCATATTTCGGTATCGTTCATATCACGAATGCCGTTACCTTCTCTGAACCCAATCAAATACTCTCTTGTCAATTTAATTTTGTTTAGATTGATTTCAAAGAGGCAGTCTTTCAATTCTACCGGCATAACATCATTACCATGCCACCTACCACATATAGGTTTGTTATTCATTTTCTTACCCCTAAACTTTTTGTGAGTTGTTGCGGTTTTTTATTCCACTTTCTACCCACTCATTAAAACATTTCTTGCAGCAGTACCCTCTGCTGTTGACATGGAAGTCTGCTACATCTTCTATCTTTGCGCCACAGGTATTGCAAATAAAATACCAACCGTGGTTTAACCATTCCTCAACAGGAATACTATCAACATCACCGTATTTGTCAGCCCAAGGCAAACGTCGCACTCTGATGTCCTTGTAATGGATTCCGCTCCCCATGCTAAAATCTTGTTTTGCTTTGCCTGCTGTTTCAGCAAATGTTACTTTTTCTGATATATCTTCAATATCGTAGTCTGCGGCGTTCGCAAAAACATATGCTTTATTCATGCATTTTCACCTCCTAAACTTTTCAAAGAAGTTTTTGTCCCCAGCTACAACTTTTTCAAGGGAGTTTTAGAAGGGAAAAGTGCAACATGTTGCAAAAATCTCTTTTATAATCCCCATCTGCCACCGCCAATCATCCGTATAGTACTGCCTGCGAGGCTTTGTTACCTTGATTTGGTCGAACACTAAATAGACGCGGTTGCTACGCCTAGAGCTAATAACTGTTGTTTTCGTCCTTCCTTCTGTTTTCATCGCTCTCTCACCCACTTTTTGGCAAACAGTCGCAGGTAATGAATATACCCGTTATCGGTCAGCGGTTTAACTTCTTTGCGCACTTTAGGCTTTAAAACTGTTGTGATTGGATAACCATCTACAATTAAGCCTGCGCCCTTTTCCTTGCACGTAGCTCTAATTTCGTTTTTATACTTGCTGTAAAGCTCCTGCGGGATGAAATAATAAAAACCTCTAACATCGGGGTGGTTATGGTATTTATTCTTTTTTTGGTCTGCTCTAAAATCAGCAATGCTGATTTTAACTTCGACCTCATAAAGATAATAGCTTTTAGTGATGTACAAGAAGTCTGCTTCATAGTACCATTTGTATCGGTCTTGCCGTTCTCCGCCGTCCCACACCTTCCAGTACTGGTCCATTATGATATTCGGACCGCAATCTAAGCCACGTTCAATGCCGTATAAGCGCCCTAAACGTGAGCTAAGACTATCTTCTGTATGTTTATCGCCATAATTCATTTAAAGCCTCCTATAGCTCATACTTCACACCCATTTCCGCAGCCACGGCAGGGAGTGCAGTTTCAGCTTCTGCACGAGTACGATATACCCAGCCTGCTTTGTAGAGTGCAAAATCTGCGGGATTGTTAGCCCAAGTGTACAAAAGCACAAGCCATGCGTCATTTACTGACGAGTACCAAAACCCCCAGTATTTTTCGCCTTTCTTCGGCTTCCACGGCAGTTTGATAAGTTTTGCGTCGCCTTTCGCCAGACTAGCAAGCATCATGTTAGCAGTTACGTATCCATGATTTGCGTTCTCCTCGCCGCACACTATTAGTTCGTCGATGATAAATTTATAAGTTTTATCGGCTACGCCCTCAACTTTAAATTCTTCGCCCAGCTCCACGCCGAGCATTTTAGCGATTTGCGGAATCAAATTTTTAGCCATTATACGATTCACCTCCTAAATATTTACAGAAAAACGTCCAACGTGTCTTGCCTGTCTTATCGCCAGCAATCGGCTTGTACGGCAAGGCACAACGCAGAACTGCATGATGTGGAATATCCTCTTCATTCCACTTAAATAACAACATCCCACCCGGCTTTAATACTCTAAAACATTCAGTAAAAGCCTTATTCATCCACTCTTCCCACAATAACGGCAGATGTCCGTACTTCTGAGCAAGCCAGCTTTTCTCTCCGACTTGCACTAGATGCGGCGGGTCAAAAATCACACAGCAAAAAGTGTTATCCTCGATTCCTTTCATATTGGTTGCGTCCATCAGTTTGTCTGGTTGGATATGCAATTCTCGTCCATCGCAGAGCTTTGTGTGCAGCTCTCGTATGTCACAAAACATAACAGCGTCGCTCTCTTTGTCATGGTAGA